AGTCGCACCTATCAAATAAAGGACATAATCCAATGGGAACGATTCATTTCTGGTGTGCAATGATTCTGGGCTAACTGTAATATGTCCAACACACTATTAGTCACCAAGAAAAACGAGGCACTCCTTCATATTGCCTGTGATGAGTCTACATCACAAGAGCTGTCGGACTATTTTGCCTTTTATGTACCGAACTATCAGTTCACCCCTCTGTTCAAAAATAAAATGTGGGATGGGAAGATCCGGTTGTTCGACCGTCGATATGCGACATTGCCGGGGGGTCTGCTCAATCATCTCAAAAAATTTGCCACCGATCGCGGGTATACTCTTTCCATCGATGATGCAGTCCTATTGACCACCAGTTTCTCTATTGCGGAGGCAGAGGCCTTTGCCACAGCATTGCGACTTCCCCATACCCCCTATGATTATCAAATCGAGGCATTTACCAGGGCGATTCGCAATCGACGGACCCTCATTGTGAGTCCTACGTCTTCCGGCAAATCGTTGATCATCTACATGATTGTCAGATACTTACAGCAGAACCATCGTAAAGGTCTTATTATTGTTCCCACGACTTCATTGGTAGAACAACTATTTACTGATTTTATATCGTATGGCTGGGATGCAGATAAGTACGCCCATCGACTCTACGCAGGTAAGGAGAAACACACTAAACATTTTCTCACAATTTCCACATGGCAGACATTGCACCTACAATCCCCGGAGTATCTGTCGCAATTTGATTTTGTAATCGGGGATGAGGCACATTTAGCCAAGGGGAAATCGTTGTCTGCCATTCTCACCAATCTGATCAACGCAGATGTGCGAATAGGTACCACAGGGACACTCGACGGAACCACCACACATCGACTGGTCCTTGAGGGTCACTTTGGACCCGTGTATCAGGTGGCGACCACCAAAGAACTGATGGATGCTGGGCAAGTGTCCACGCTAGAGATCAAATGTCTTGTGTTGAAGTACCCTGAGGAGATGTGTAGGACTCTCAGGAAATCCGACTACAGAGAGGAATATGATACCGTCATTGCCTATGCTCCCAGAGGCAAATTCATTCGTAATCTTGCCCTTTCCCTGCATGGGAATACTCTTATCTTATTCCAACTGGTCGACAGACATGGAAGGCCGATGTTCGAGGATCTGCGCGATTCTACCGACAAACATCAGGTATTCTTTGTGCATGGTAAAGTAGAAACTGAGGAGCGCGAGGAGGTTCGACGAATCACTGAGATCAGCGATAATGCCATCATCGTGGCCTCGTATGGCACCATGAGCACAGGCACCAATATTAAGAAACTCCATAATGTCATCTTTGCCTCCCCCTCAAAATCCAAAATCCGCAATCTACAATCTATAGGAAGACAATTGCGATTAGCGGAAGGAAAGAATGGAGCCACGCTGTTTGACATTGTGGACGATCTTCGCATCGGTAAACATGAGAATTACTTACTCAAGCACTTCATCGAACGGGTGAATATCTACAACGCCGAGAAATTTAGCATGAAGCACTATTACATTGACTTAAAGGGATAAGTCTGCTATACTAAATGGTTCTACAGACTTTCATCCTACAGGTTTATTCTAGGAGGATCATGGCCCATACCCATTATGTCAATAACCAAGAACTTCTTGCGGCAATCATCGAGCATCGTAGAGCTGTCAAAGAGCACAAAAAGGAACAACTTGACCCTCCCATGCTCAGTGACTATATCGGAACCTGTTTCTTGAAAATTGCCGAGCATCTTTCCAGAAAGCCTAATTTTGCCTCCTATACATTCAGAGAGGACATGATTGCCGACGCTGTGGAGAATTGTATCCAGTATGTCCACAATTTCAATCCTTCTAAGTCAAAGAATCCTTTTTCCTACTTTACCCAGATCATTTATTTCGCATTTCTTCGTCGTATCAACAAGGAAAAGAAACAGCTCTATGCCAAGTACAAGGCCACCGAACAACTGGGATTACTGCAAAACAGCGAGGAGCACAATCTAGAGGAGCTGGGCCTAGGTAACGGGAGACAGTTTCACGTCTACGAGAACATTTCGGATTTTATTCAGACCTTTGAAACTAGCCGCAAGAAACGACAAAAACCCTCCAAGCGAGCCCAGGGAGGGGTGCTCAAATTTGTGGGGGATCTATGAAGCTGGCGATTATTAGTGACACTCACGCCGGGGCAAGATCCGATAACCCCCACATCAACGACTATTTTTTTCGGTTTTGGGATAACATCTTCTTCCCCGCACTGAGAGCCCACAAGATCGACCGCGTGGTGCATCTGGGGGATGTGGTGGATCGTAGAAAATTTATCAATTTTGCGATCTGGAATAAATGGACCACATCATTTTTTGATCGTCTCAATGATGAATTCCATATGCCTATGGATATGCTCACGGGCAATCATGATGTGTACTACAGGAACACTAATGATGTCAATGCGCTTGATGAACTCCTAGGCAAATATGAGAATATCCGTATCTTTCGGGAAGTTACGGACATGGACTATGATGGATTAACGGTCGCACTGATTCCCTGGATCAACAGCGGCAACTATGAGTCCTCTCTTGAGTACATTAAACATACCAAGGCTCCGGTCGTGTTCGGGCATCTGGAGATTTCAGGATTTGAAATGGATCCAGGAAACATCTGCCTCGGAGGACTTCATCGATCACTCTTTGAGCGATTCGACATGGTACTCACAGGACATTTTCATCACAAATCAAGCGATGGCTGCATCTATTATCTGGGCAATCAATATGAGATGACTTGGGCAGATTATGGTGATGTTCGTGGGTTTCATATTTTTGATACCGATACACGGACGCTCACGTTCATTGAAAACCCCTATAAGATGTTTCATAAATTCACCTATGATGACCGTATCCAGACTTTCGAATTTTGGAAACAACAAGATTTCTCACACTATCAAAATAGCTATGTTAAGGTGGTGGTGGCCCACAAACAGAATCCATATCTGTTTGATACCGTGATAGATTCCTTGCACAAAGCCACACCCGTCGATGTGACCATCGTAGAGGATTACACCGAGCAGGCGTTGGGCGGCAGCCACGACTCGGTAGACCAGGCCGAAGATACGATCACCATTGTGAGAAAGTGTGTGGATACCATGAAGCTTCCATCAGGCGTTGACAGTGACAAGTTGAAGGGTCTGTTGCAGGAATTGTACATCGAGGCCCTAAGTACCGAAACGGCGAGTCAATAACCATGCTCATTTTCTCAACACTACGATACAAGAACTTTCTCTCATCCGGTAACTACTGGACCACCATTCAACTCAATAAGTCCCAGAATACACTGATAGTGGGAAAAAATGGTTCGGGAAAGTCGGCCGTCCTGGATGCGATTTGTTTTTCCCTCTACAACAAGCCGTTTCGTGACATTACCAAACCGGCGTTGGTGAATTCCATCAACCAAAAGGATGCTGTGGTTGAAATTGAATTCACCACGGAACATCATGCGTTCAAGGTCATCCGTGGCATCAAACCTAATATTTTTGAGATCTATCGGGACGGAGAACTCATCAATCAAGCAGCCGATTCGCGTGACTATCAAGAATTTCTAGAGAAATTCATTCTTAGACTCAACTACAAATCATTCATTCAGATTATTATCCTTGGCTCTGCCTCATTTACCCCATTCATGCAACTGTCTATGTCGGATCGTCGGTCGATCATCGAAGATTTGCTAGACATCCAAATCTTCTCCCTTATGAATGCCTTGGTAAAAACGAAACAATCCGAATTGACGGCAAGGAAAAATGAGAACAAGGTCCTCATTGAAAATGCCCACGAGAAAATCTCTATGCAGAGTCGATATGCTAACGATGTGCAGCAAGACATCGCGCAACTGATGCAAGACAATATATCCGAACAAGCGCAACACAACAAGGAGATTGAACGACTACATACGTTATGTGAGAAGACTGGGGCATCACTTGATTCGCTGAAAGCGAAGATTGTGGATAAACCAAAGATCGAGGCGACGATCAAGAAATTAACTCAACTTGAGACCCAAATCGAGCACAATCTCAACAAACATAGAAAAACCAAAACATTCTATGAGATAGAAGAGGTATGTCCCACCTGTGTTCAACCTATTCAAGCCGATTTTAAGGAGACGCAATTTACCCAGCTCACATCTAAAATAGAGGAATCAGAGTCGGGGCTCAAACAAATCGAGGAGAAAATACGAGCCAATCAAACTAGACTAGCCGAGATTGCTGAGGTGGAGAAAGACATCACCAAGCATGAGCTGATGTACACCGAACTCACCACGGCGAAGGCCCAGATTGGTAAATTCATACAAAAACTTAAGGACAAACTTCTACAGCTACAGGAAAAGAAACAGTCATCTGGGCGGGAAGAGGGGCGACTTCTGGAACATAGGCAGGAGCTGGAAAAACTCGAAGCCACGAGGAAAGACACTCTGGAATCATTGGCATACTATGATGCTGCGGGCGTGTTGCTCAAAGACACAGGAATTAAGACAAAAATCATCCGTCAATATCTTCCCATCATTAATACGTTGGTCAATAAGTATCTTGCGTCAATGGATTTTTTTGTAAATTTCAATCTCGACGAGACATTCAAAGAGACAATCAAATCCCGACATCGGGATGATTTCTCGTATGCCTCCTTCTCTGAAGGAGAAAAACAACGCATTGACATGGCTCTTATGCTCACCTGGAGATCGGTGGCCAAACTTAAAAATTCAGTGAACACCAATCTCTTGATCCTCGATGAAATATTCGATTCCTCTATGGACACCACCGGCGCCGAAGAGTTGACCAAGATTCTCCATAATCTTGATGGGGCAAACGTGTTTGTCATTTCCCATCGGGGGGACGTGCTACAAGATAAATTTCGTAGCGTACTCAAATTCGAAAAAATTCAGAATTTTAGTCACATCGCGACATAGGAGGTACATGATGACCAAGGACACACCTAATTTCACAGCAGCCCCAACCCCCCAAACGGATTCAGTGGGGACAGAGGTGTTTACCTATAACACCACCACACCTCCTCCTCTTGTCAAAAAACACTATGAATTACTACCACTGTATAATGAGCATAATCCTATGCTCAAGCTGAGGCAACCTGAACTAGATTTTTCGTCTTTTCCGGCAAACATTGTTGAATTTGCCCGACAATTGGACTATACCATGAATCACTATGGTGGGATGGGTCTCGCGGCACCTCAATGTGGATTCCCCTATAGAATGTTTGTGATGTCCGGTGGTGTGGTGTGTATCAACCCCAAGATTCTTCGCTCCGCCGACGAGACCATACGAGAAAAGGAGGGATGTCTGTCATACCCAGGACTATTCTTGCCCATTACTCGGCCACGTTCGGTCCACGTAGAATATTACACGGTCAGTGGACAACGAGTGGAGGAGACATTCACAGGCGCCACGGCGCGAGTCTTCCAGCATGAGTGTGATCATCTCGACGGTAAAGTGTTCACCCGATACGTGGGAACCCTCACGCTACAGATGGCCAAAAAGAAAAAGGAAAAGATGTTCAAAAAGATCAAACGTATCGTTGAGCATAAGGAAGCTCAGATTCGATACACGGGGAGTGAACGCCGAAAAATTAACCCCGTAACTGGTCCTGAGGTAAGTAAATCTATCATCTCTCATAGGGAGAGCTAAATGCAGCCTTGGCAACATGGATTTGAATTGAGCGACCTCAAACAGCTTGAGAGCTTCTATGCTCCCCATAATCAGTATGCCCTTTCGGTGTTTGGGAAATTTAAGAAAAACGATATCGCTGCCCATCTACATGAGCAGACCCTCAAGTTATTCAATGAAACGGGCAGTGGACCTGCGGCGGCCATGGTCGTGGAACAGTCTAAGGTGCCCAGTAAGATCACCATGTTTGGAAAGACAGTCATTGGGCATAAGATGAAAGGAGATATCACAGTGTCTCGTTTAGTGGGTGATCCTGGGATACTGAAAGACTCCCTCCATACACTCACGGAAGATTGTTGGCTCATCACCTACGCCGGAAATTCCCCCATCCGTCAGCTGGCCGTACAATCCGGATTTGATTATGTTGGACATAAGATCACCTCATTTTCTGAAATCTACGCTGTCTATTTTCGCAATGGATATTCAAGTACGAAACCTAGAGAACACCCCACCGTGAATCCAGCAGAGTTGGTGTCTATGGCAAAAATCTGTGACGTAGACACCGAGGTAATAGAAGCAATCCTGAATAAACTCCAACTATTGGCCCCAACATTTACCAACCATTACAGCAACTACAACACGATGAATGCATGGTCGGCTATTGCACTGCGCGGCTATCTGCCCGATCCAGGATTTATCACCAAACCCCAGGAGATGAGTGATAAGTGGATGAGGGAGCAAAAAGAACAAGATTTTTTTATGCAGGATACCAATCTATATGCACAGTTCCCTGAGGTACGAGAACTGCTCTCATTTTTGGATGGAGATATCCATAGGGTCCGCTTTATGCGGCTCGCCCCAGGAGGAGGGGAATTGCAGCGACACACAGATCAAGTTGACAGAGACGCTGGAAATTCTCTCGGTCAACTGGCACGCCTACATTTTCCATTGAAGACCAACAGTAAGGTATTGTTCAGCACCTGGAATGCCCAGGACGAAAAAGAAGATTATCATTATGGATTTGGGGAATGCTGGGTGATCGATACTCGGAAACCACATATGGCAGTAAATGGGGGTACCGAAGAACGGATTCATCTCGTTGTGGATACCATCGTGACCCCCAAACTCGAAAGGATGATCTGCGACAGTATGCCACTTCGTATTGGAGATCTCCATGGTTCCAACATATGATGAACTAATTCGAATATATAGAAATACACTTAGCCAAAGAGGATGGCAGGATCCAAACCCCCCAATCCAGATTGTCGAGCATGAAGGATATCTTGTGGTGCGCGACGATCTACTTGGCTATGGCAGCAAGGCACGATTTGTGGATTATATGGTGCAAACTATGCCAGAACGGGAGATTGTCTTCGGATCATGCCCGGCTACAGGATATGCCCAGATCAGCCTTCCTGTAGTTGCGAAGCGATATGGCAAATCAGTACATCTGTTCATGGCGCAACGAGATCTTTCTAAATTGCACCCCTATCAACAGCTAGGCGCCAAACTAGGGTCGAGGTATCATTGGGTGCCGTCTGGAATGCTCAATGTCACCAAGGCAAGGGCACGAGAGTATGCCGCAGAAGATCCTGCCAATAGAATGCTACTTCCGATTGGTCTAGAGCATCCCAGTGTGATCGCCTCGATTATTCAGGTAGCCCATACCCAGATTCCATTCATTCCAGATCATGTGTGGTCCGTAGGATCATCAGGATGCCTGAATAGAGGACTTCAGCTCGCATGGCCGAACGCCGAGGTGCATGTGGTCAGTGTTGGGCATACCATGGGCGAGCGAGAAATTGGTCGTGCTATATATCATCGTTCTCCATATAAATTTGATCAAATGGTCAAGAAACATGAGGCTCCCCCATTCCCAAGTGCCCCGACCTACGATGCCAAAGTGTGGGCACCGATGTGCGCCTGGTATGAGACACATCATCGCCCAGATAAAGTATTAGTTTGGAATGTGGCCGCATAGGATTGACATTCAACCTCAACTGTGAGATAATGTAGATTATGGACAAACAATGGTACTACGAGCGCAACACAGAATTAATGGCATCTCCTGTTAATCGCACCTTTGAAGAACTCCTATGGATGACACAAGACGAATTCCGTCAATGGGTCGTTGATCTTCGCAAGACCGTGGTGCAACTGTGGGACGAGAAGGGTCAACCTCCTCGTGTTGGTTACGACACCGCCGAGATCATCGAACAGTTTCAGAACATGGAACCCACGGTCGTTCAAGCATTCGAGCAACTTGACGAATATACTGGGACGAAGGATGTGATTCGATGTACCTCAAATTTAGGGAATGCGGTCAATCAATTTTTTCCTTCGATGATGGCCACCAGAATCAATTATACCAAGGATCCTAACGCAGGAAAATCTATCTATGATTATTTTGCAAGACCTGAACTCCTAGAGACATTTATCAAGTACGCCACGCGGCATTTTAAGCGCGACAGTTTCTATCATTTTTCCCGCACCCTAGGTGCATCCGACATCTCCAAATATGGGGTGTTGCCTGTTGCGGCAACGGGGAAAGAGTGGATTCTTGAATTTGAATCTGGGCACTATCGCAGCAAAGGATGGGACTATTGGTTGGCTCCTCGTGAAGAGGATGCCACCTATACCGGCTACAACGAAGAACTCAAGGGGAAGCAATATCTTCGGGTATCCAAAGATGAGATTGAAACTCTCGGTGCCACGATTCCAGACAAATGCAAGACCAATGTGGATTGGTCCAAGGGAGAATCCTATACGATCCGTGTGTTTGAGCGAGGCAACCGAGTATTCCCCGCTGGACTCAAGGCATTTCGGGTCTCATTCAGCCAATACGCGGTGAATTGGCCACCATTGGCCGCAAAATATATTTACGAACGCTATACCGAACCATGGAAAAAAGAATCTACCATCTACTGTTGGGACCCATCAAGTGGATGGGGAGGTCGTCTACTTGGCGCCATGTCTGTCAAGGATGATCGTCACATTACCTATCTGGGCAATGACCCCAATACCGATCATAACACCACCCCAGGAAGAACGAAATACCACGAGATCTACGATTTCTATCGAACCCATGTGCAGAAAGGTGGGCTGTTCGGCGCAGAACATACAGGCTTCAAATTCTGGCAACTAGGCTCTGAGGTGATGCAGTTTGACCCAGACTTCCAACAGTACAAAGGGAAGTTGAGTCTGGTGTTTACCAGTCCACCGTATTTCAGTAAAGAGCGATATTCAGAAGATCCTGCCCAATCTTGTATCAAATTTGATACATATGAGGCGTGGCGAGACGGTTTCCTCACGGAAACACTCAGAACGGCCTATGGGTGGCTACGACCCGGAGGAATCATAGCGTGGAACATTGCCAACGCTACATTTGGCGGAATTCGTCTACCCCTTGAAACGGACTCTTGCAGTATACTCAATTCATTGGGCATGAAACACATCGAAACCCTCAAGCTCGCGTTGGCTCAAATGCCCGGAGGAAACAGAATAGATTCAACATCAGGAATTCCGAAAACTGAACACTTTTGCAAAGTGAACAATCTCTGGCTGAAATATGAACCTATACTAATTTGGAGGAAGCCTCTTTGAGCACAGGACATTTCCATCCCTTGTGTGATTTTCTGAGCCCACGGGCGACAGACCACATATGGCCCACATTCAATCCATGAAGTTTGCAGAATCCATTCAAGTTTTTTATTTGTATGACATTCCCACTAGGAGTTACTAACTCCCAATGTTTATCTTTTTTTCCCGATATTGACTTTCGAACTTTCTCGATATGTTCCTGGGTCTGGGCTCCTGTTTTTACTCCTTTATTCCAAGGAATTCTTCGTTTGAACTTTGCGATGGTATCTGGGGAATGCCTGAATCCTATTTGACCTTCTCCTCCATACGACATATTATATCCCTTACCTGTAGAATAATGACTCTGATATAATCGTATGAAATACCCCTCCATGATGTTCAATGTGAAATCTGGGTCGGATGATTCGTATTCTATCGACCACTCAAATTGATCAGCCCCATATTTCTTGATGGCCTGATGAAACACCACCCCTGTGGGTCGTCGTGAGGATTCCCATATATGCTGATATCTCCTATTTGGCCAAGCCGAATCGTATCCTATGTAGATTTTCCCATTTACCTTATTCGTGGCTTTATAAATAACTGGCATGCTGGCGTCCTCCTGTGACGTTAGGGTGGGTGGGGTTGCTCAGACCCGCGACTCACATCTATTTATAATTTCCGATAACTCTAGGTTACGGAGTATCCGACCCTCATAGTCATGTGTATCAAATCAGATACATTCTTCATAATTATAATCCTCTAATCTTCTTGACCGTACCCACCGTGTATGTTAGACTACATACATGAAAAATATCTCCATTCCAATCCCCATCGGATCAGTGGTATCACACAAGAGTCAATATGGTATGCAGCAGCAGTCCGGCATCGTCTTAGATGATGCCGGCATTCGCTATGGTCGACACTATGTGTGGGTTGGATGGGTGATTCCTGGGACAGAAAAATCCTATCGGGCCGCATTCTGGGAGTCTGTATTGATCAAAACCTCTGAGCCACTGAAAATATTTATTGAAAGAACAGCAAAATCAATGACTTATGTATCAAAATAATGCTTGACTTTTGCTGGATGAGTTGTTACCATAACAACATGATGATTCATACCACATTGAGCACATAGGAGAATGTGAATGTACACGGTAGAAACTAAGAGCATGTTGGCCAAACTCATGGCGTCTGAGAATATTCGAGTGGAACATAGAACTGCCAAGACGGCCTCGTTCAACACAGAGACTCGCACATTGATCTGCCCAATCTGGAAAGATATGACTGGAGACATCTATGATCTTATGCTAGGGCATGAGATTTCCCATGCCCTGAACACTCCCCCCGAAGGATGGCATGATTCTATTGTGTCTGCCGGTACGGGTGAGTCGGCAGCAAAGTCGGAACAGATGGCGTTCAAACACTTCTTGAATGTCGTGGAAGATGCCCGCATTGAAAAGCTCATTAAGCGTCAATATCCCGGCCTTCGACGCCCTATGATTATTGGATACAAGGAATTCCTGGCTCGCGATTTTTTTGGACTTTCGGCCATTTCAGACTTCAACTCGCTCTATCTCATCGATAAGTTGAACCTGGCCGCTAAGTGCGGCACGTTGGTGAACATTCGATTCACTTCACAAGAACAACCGTACTACGATGCCCTGATGTCCACGGAAACATGGGAAGAGGTAGTCGCTCTCGCAAAGCGACTCTATGACTACAGTAAAACTGAGCAACAACAAGGCGAGAAGAAAAAGCAACAATTGGCGGATCAACTTGTCGAGGACTTGGAAGAGGGCGAGCAAGAAGAGGACTTGGAAGAGGGCGAGCAAGAAGAGGACTTGGAAGAGGGCGAGCAAGAAGAGGACTTGGAAGAGGACGAGCAAGAAGACCCCTATCACCCCGAAGGTGAGGGAGACCTCGATATGGAGACTGGGGGTGCTAATGAGGGTGGAGAAGGGGAGGGGGACTTTATCCCCAAGGCAAAAACCGATGAGGCATTCCGAAACTCGGAGCATAAGCTTGTGGAACAGGCCGACCTTGTGACCCGTTACCTCAATATTCCTACTCCTTCTCTTGAGCATATCGTAGTGCCCGCCGAGGTCGTCAATGCGACACTGACTCAGGCGTTCAGTTCGCACACCTCTGTTGGGAACGCTCTCTTGATGGAGTTTAAGAAGAAGAACGAGGATTATATTGCTCTGTTGGCCAAGGAATTTGAGATGAAAAAGGCCGCGGATTCCTATGCAAAATCTAAGATTTCTGACTCTGGCGATATCGATATCAACAAACTAGCCAATTACCGACTAGAGGATAACATCTTCCGCAAGACGATCTTGGCACATAAAGGGAAATCTCATGGACTAGTATTGTTACTCGACAAATCCTCATCTATGACCTCGCATATCAAAGGGAGCATCGAACAAATATTGGTGTTAGCGATGTTTTGTCGCAAAGTCAACATTCCGTTTGTGGCCTATGGGTTTACTTCTATATATCATAGTTACAATGTGGTCCAGGATTCTACGCAGCAATGGAGCAGAAATCCCGATGACCTCTCCATGAATGGGTGTCGCATGCGGGAGATCATCAATTCGAGAATGTCGGCCGATAAATTCAATCGGGCTCTTGCGAATCAATTGATACTCGCTGCCCATTACGTTGGCGACCCACGAATATCCGCCTACTGGGGATCTATTCCAGAGGAGGAAAAATTACACTCCACACCACTACATCAGGCCTTGGTGGCGAGTCGAGATCTTATTCGGCAATTCAAACGAACACATCGATTGAACATTGTCAATATGGTGATTGTGCATGATGGAGAGGCAGATTCAACATCTAAAGCAATTTCAAGCCATGACACACGCTTCAATGTGCCCCCTATGACCTACATGTTCAATGAACGCTATGAGAGGGTAACGCTATTGGACACAAAAGAAAATCTGTCGATACCCGTGCCTCAGGAGTCCCGTGGGCTCACCATTGCCCTCATGAAGTGGGTGCAGTTGACTACTGGATGTGGGATCTTTGGGTTCTACATTACCGGAACTTCGGGGCGTAACGCGAATCGATGCATTATAGATCTTTACCAGAATAAGCATGGAGTCGCCTTGGGGAGTTCAAGTCGAATAAATGATAATAATGCTGATCGTATGCTCCTGATCGACAGTCTGAAGAAGAAATTGATCGAGGAGAAATTTCTGGAGTCATTCACCAGCGGATACACTCGGTTTTATTTCATTCCAGGAGCCAGAGATTTGGAGATTCCCTCCTCAGGGATTCAGGACACGGGGGTCAAGTGGACTCCATCACGTTTGTTGACAGCATACAAAAAAGCTGGGCGCAAAAAGCACATTAGCCGTGTATTAGTAACACGATTCATTGACTTAATTGCAGTGTAGTCAGAATGTACAATTTTGTACACATTAAAATTCACTAATCTTGTGGATTTATGTTGACATTGAAAATGTGCTATGTTATGATTACACCATGATGTGCAACACAGTACAAAGGAGAATTATAGTATGAGTGCAAAGTCCACGAACAGAAAGACATTCCTATCAGCCGTGGTTGCAACGGGCAAGACCCAAGTAACCACGGCAGACCTCAAAAGGATCTGTGACTCCCTGGACATGAAGGTTCCCCAGTGGTTCACCAAAGACAGAAAGAATCGTGCTGGTAGGGGGGTATACGTTGTTCCTGGCGCCTCTGCCATCCCAACCAAGGTAGTTGCCCAATCGGATGAGACGGCCACGACCGAGTTGACGGCTCGTAGTATTAATCATGGAGGCAGAACGACACCTAGGATCACCTCCTTGATCACAGACATTGAGGACCAGGGTATTGTTCCGGCGAAATACAAGAACTATGTGCCATTCGGGAATTTTGAGGATCTCAAATCCATTATCATGTCTCGGCAGTTCTATCCTGTGTTTATCACAGGGCCCTCTGGTAACGGAAAAAGTATGTCCGTTGAACAGATCTGTGCCATGCTGGGGCGAGAGTATGTCTGTGTCAGTATGACCCCGGAAACCGACGAAGGAGATCTTCTCGGCAACTATATGCTACTGGATAATCAGATGATCTGGCGAGACGGGGCGGTCACTGTCGCAGCACGTAGGGGGGCAGTGCTCTGTATCGATGAAATTGACTATGGTGCCCAAAATCTTTCGTGCCTTCAGCGGGTCCTTGAGGGGAAACCCTTTCTACTCAAGAAAAAGGGGGAGATCGTCACTCCGGCACCTGGGTTCCAGATCATCGCAACGGCCAACACCAAAGGTAAAGGTTCTGAGGATGGTCGCTATATGTTCACCAACGTCCTCAATGAAGCGTTTCTTGAGCGGTTCCCCATTACCTTTGAACAAGAGTGGGCACCTGCCGCAACGGAGAAACGTATTATCAAGAAGGAATTGGAATCGGCCGGAAGATCGGATGATGAGTTTGCCACACATCTTGTCACATGGGCCACCGTGGTGCGAAAAGCCTACGAAGAAGAGGGTATCTCAAGCGAAGTCATCTCCACTCGTAGATTGGTACATATTGCCCGGGCATATCCGATTTTCAATGGGGACCGCATGAAAGCGATCACCTACTGTCTCAATCGTTTCGACGAAGATACCAAGAAGGCATTCATCGACCTGTATACCAAGGTGGACAGTTCTATTGTGGCACCGAACACCATGGAGGCTGCTGCCGGTACTAGCATCGAGAATGAGACTCCCGAACCTAGTGGTGCCTGCATCTAGGAATGTGGTATGATAAAGACCGTCATCAAAATAACGCTTGACATGTACCTGGGAGTATGTTAATATAATCGTGTTAATATGATTGTGCTATACGGCACGTTTGGAGGATGGTTGCGCTCCTAATTCTGCAACCGATCATTAGTGAGGTGTTTCGATGAGTACAGTATCTAAGGTGTCGGCGAAGTCAAGGATTCTTGCGTTTTTGTCGAAGACTTCAGGGTATAATACCTTGAGTGTGGCGCAGGCGCGGGCTCGATTTGGTATCACCAACGTGACCTCGGCTATTGCGAAGCTTCGCGCAGAGGGGTATGCGATTTATACCAACGTCAAGCGGCGAGGGGATGGCTCTAAGGTCGCCGTCTATCGCTTGGGTCGTCCGTCCACGTCCTTCGCCGAGACATGTCGCAAGATGGGGGTTCAACCGAAGGGCGCGAACTGACCTAGTTCGTTTTCAGCCTTTCCACACTGGGAGGCCTCTGCAATGGAGGCCTCCCACTTCTCGTTTCAGGAGAACACATGTTAAACACGATGTGCAGGTTCCCCAATGCAGACGATCTAGTAGTGCAAAGGGCAATGGAAGTACTTGTTGAACGTCACAAATTTTATTGTCAGTTAGACTTTCCTCTTGATCATGGTATTGCCGAAAATGCCACATTCGAATACATGATGGATCATGCCGCCAATTCCTTTCGGATTCTCATGCGGAATTATATGTTCAAAGGCTACAAGGAAGTTGAAACCTTCCATCATGTACCTCGAACTTGGTGGGACCATTTCAAAGAAGAGTATTTCCCGGCTTGGGCACTCAGGAAATGGCCCGTAAAGTATGCCAAACTCTGTCGGACGACCACCACTCTCTGCCCTCATGGAGTCGACCAGTGGCCTCATAGCAACCACATTCGGTTTCTCTATTATGGAAGTGAAAAGGACGCCGCATGCTAAGTAGAGGTGACGCAAACAATCGGCCTGTGGGGTATTGGGATCGTTGGTTCATCGGTCTCGCCAAATACATTGCCACAGCGTCAAAGGATCCTTCTACTAAAGTTGGAGCCGTCATTACAGATCGTCAAAATAGAGTTATCTCTACAGGATACAACGGGTTCCCTCGTGGCGTCAAAGACTCCCCAGACCGACTCAATGATCGTGATACCAAATATTCTATGGTCGTTCATGGTGAGATCAACGCTCTTTTGTTTGCTACACAGCCTCTAGACGGCACCACACTTTATATCTGGCCATTTCTTTCATGTTCTCGGTGCACGTCTATGATCATCAACGCCGGAATTAAGCGAGTGGTTGCGCCTCTGAGCACCAACCCTCGTTGGGCAGATTCTATTGCGCTCAGTGTTCGACTCTATCATGAGGCGGGTGTGTCTGCGGTACTGTTGGAATTACCCACAGAAAAATAGGACAACTACATAGTATTATATGGAGAGTGTGGATATTATACTCATGGAGGTTTTGAATGGAGATTAAAATTGATATTGAGAAGTTGAGGAAGAATAGGGTCTTTGTCAGCACGCCAATGTATGGTGGACAGTGTACCGGAATGTACATGAAAAGTTCCTTGGATCTACAGACCACATTCCAACAATACGGAATTACGTCTCGGTTCTCTTTCATATTCAATGAGTCACTGATCACCAGGGCCAGAAATTATTTGGTGGACGAATTCTTGCGTACCGACTTCACCCATCTCCTTTTCCTGGATGCCGATATTCACTACAATCCGCAAGACATTATTGCCATGTTGGCACTCGACAAGGACGTGATTGGGGCCCCCTATCCTAAAAAATCTCTTAATTGGAATAATATCGCAGCGGCCGCGAGGAGTCATCCTACCCTAGATCCCAAGGAGCTTGAAAATGTCGTAGGTGACTATGTGTTCAATGTGGTCAAGGGTACCGAAAAGTTCCAGGTCTCAGAGCCCCTGGAAGTCATGGAGATTGGAACTGGGTATATGTTGGTGAAGCGTGAGGTGTTTGCCAAATTTGCAGAGGCCTACCCCCAGTTAAAATACCGACCCGATCATGTTGGTCAGAAAAACTTCGATGGATCACGCTACATCCATGCGTATTTTGATTGCTACATTGATCCTAAGTCGGAACGATATCTCAGCGAGGACTATGCCTTCTGTCAACGATATCGAGAAATTGGCGGTCACGTCTGGCTCTGTCCATGGGTACAAACGGCGCACATTGGCACCTATAGTTTCATCGGTAATATGGCTCGCATAGCAGATTTGACGGGTAAACTCTAGGAGCATGATGTCGAGTAAAAAACCTTCAGGTAACAGTAAACAGATTGAATCCTATGAACGGTGGTGGGGGAATACTAAAAATGTGCCTAAGCGCACCATCAAAGATACAGAAAAATGGTGGAGGAATGTGGGGAACGTCCTACATTCTGAATTATATTCCACCGAACCTCCTACATGGGAAACGGTTACACTTACCCCCCATCAATTGCTATATTTACTCAACACGCACCGAGATGTGATTCGTAATATGGACGAGCTTCAGCTTAAACATGAGGCCAATATAGAGCGAATGCAGGGGATCATGGCCGCATTCGATCACTGGTGTGCCAACAGCGACGAGCATACCTCTAATAGAGCATAGGTGACTATATGATGATAGGATTAATAGGGCTGATTGGTTCTGGTAAAGGAACTGTGGGGGATATACTCAGGGATGAGCACGGATACCTACAAGATTCCTTTGCGCGGCCACTCAAAGATGCCGTATCTGTCATTTTTGGTTGGGATCGACAGATGTTAGAGGGGGTTACCAAAGACTCACGCGAATGGAGAGAAGTCGCCGATCCATTCTGGTCGAACAAATTTGGTTATGCGTTCACTCCAAGACTCGCCCTTCAGCTCATGGGCACAGAAGCGGGTCGTGATGTCTTTCACGAGAGCATTTGGGTGACCTCATTGCTCCATCGACACCAAGGGAATGAGGATGTTGTGGTTACTGATGTGAGATTTAGGAACGAGATCGCCGCCATACGAGATATGGGTGGCATGATCGTGAGGGTTCGACGAGGGCCCGATCCTGCATGGTTTCCTACAGCACAGTCTGCCATAGCAGGAGATCCTGAGTCTCTTCGTATCATGGCCGGCATGTCCATACACACCTCAGAATGGGACTGGGTAGGATCTACAATCGATCATACCATCTATAACGACGGCACATTGGCCGATTTGCGTCGAAATGTTCAGAGTCTAGCAGAGATGGTACGGCGCCCTTGACTTTACCCTCATATTCGTGTATACTCTCCATATTATTAATCTTGTGAGGTGAACTATGCAGCTTTCAGAAAATACCCTGACTATCTTGAAGAACTTCGCGACGATCAATACCGGGCTGTTCTTCAGAAAGGGAAATGTGCTTCGCACGGTATCTCCCGGTAAAACCGTGTTGGCGGAGGCCACCATCGACGAAGACATCCCCTCTGATTTTGGGATACATGAACTCAATCAACTATTGTCGATCATCTCCCTACACAAGGAAACCCCTGAGCTTAACGTCACTGGAAACAACCTTGTCATTAAGGGACGTGACGGTCGCAGCAAGATTACCTATCGCTGCTGTGATGAATCGATGATCCGAGTCCCGCCGGAAGATAAGAAGATTACGCTACCGTCGGAAGATCTCTCATTTGTACTCACCGAATCAGACCTCAATTGGATCATGAAATCCTCTGCGGTACTGGGGGTGCCACATATCTCAGTGGTGGGTCGAAATGGAAAACTCTATATCGGTACGCTCGATATGAGCAACGATGCGGCGCATACCGATTCTTTAGAAATCGCCGACTACTCAGGAGAGCCTGTGGAATTCATTTTCAAGGTCGAGAACTGGAAGATGATTCCTGGTAGCTATCAGGTCACGATCTCCTCGGCTCCTCCCTCTAAAGGGGTGTCACTGTTCCAAAATCAGGCAAAAAAGCTGCGATACTGGATGGCACTGGAGTCTAAGAGCAATTAATTAGTCAGTTTCGTAGCATGGACTACACAAAACCCACAAATACCGGAATAGACCACTCTCTAGGAGCGGGGTTTATGAGGCGATTTGTGGGTTTTGTGGTCTTTTGCGAGAAACATGAGCTTCCCATCGTCTTTGCTCTAAAGAGCCGTTATACGAGCAATGTGACCGTTATACGAGCATTCTGACCGCGGTTGTACACTAAATAGCAGCGTGATGACCCTTAAACTAGGAGCTATATTATGGAAAAAAATCTGCGGCATTCCCTATGGACCGAGGCATATCGTCCTGCCAAGGTCTCGGACTGTATCTTACCTGAACGTCTCAAACATCCATTTGAAGAATATGTAAAGCAACAGATGATTCCTAATCTGTTACTCTGTGGAGGCGCAGGTGTGGGGAAAACCACCATCGCCAGAGCCTTGTGCCAGGAAATAGGATGTGACTACATCGTGATCAATGGATCGGACGAATCTGGTATTGATACCTTTCGCACCAAGATCAAAAATTACGCCTCTAGTCTGTCGCTGGAAGGTGGTCGCAAGGTCATCATTATCGATGAAGCGGATTATTTGAATCCCAATTCCACCCAACCTGCACTTCGAAACGCCATGGAGGAGTTTGCGGTAAACTGCTCCTTTATCTTTACCTGCAACTTCAAACAGAGGATCATCGAACCTCTGCATTCTCGATGTGCGGTGGTAGATTTCAGCCTCAAAAGCGGCGAGAAGCAGAAAATGGCCGCCGCATTCTTTGCTAGAGTGCAATTAATTCTCAAGAGCGAATCGGTACCCTATGATCAGACCGTCCTGGTGGAGTTTATCAAGAAATTCTTCCCCGACTTCCGACGCATTCTCAATGAACTTCAGCGATATGCTCAATTTGGTAAGATCGACGCTGGGCTCCTTTCGTATCTGGGAGATGTTGAGATCACTGAACTGGTGCGCTATCTTAAAGACAAGGACTTCGGGGAGATTCGAAAGTGGGTAGGTTCTCATGAAGTAGAACCGTCCGTATTGTACCGTAAAATTTACGACGAAATGTATGAATTCCTAAAACCAGAGTCCATACCAGAGGTTGTGCTTTTACTTGCTGACTATCAATATAAACAGGCGTTTTGTGCTGACGGACAGATAAATGTCGTGGCATGTCTCACAGAGATAATGTTGAGTGCGAAGTTCTTATAAATGCTTCCGTGGATAGAGAATCGCCGCAAAGGATCAAAATGATGGCCTGCCTCACCGAATTAATGATGGGATGTGAATTTCTATGATACTCTTACAGCCTCGATGGATCTATGACATTGGATTTAAGAACAAGGGATGGTTTGATTGGGATACGGCGGTCTCTGCATTCAATAAATATCCTGTAGGTCAATATGCATTTCTTTTGGCCCCCAACAAACCTGACGATACCTCGTGTCCTTGGGACCACGAAAGCACCGTGTATATTGGTATGGCAGGAGGAAACTGCTGTGAATTTCGGTTCGATGATAAGAGTGGGAAACGCAATGGTCGGGGAGGCCAAATCAAAACGTCCTTACTAGACCGATTGCTGGCCCACGGTACCTCTATGAACAAGATCACAGAGGAGATGGTGAGAAAGTTGGACCCCAACTATCAGGACTATTATTACGCACGACAAAAAAACCCCCACTATAAATTGTGGATACATTTATTTGCACCTAACGCCAATGAAAGCTCGGAGCTTACCTCAAAAATGCGACCAGATGTGTCATTGATAGAAGCGGAATCGATCTTTCTCTACAAGGCGAGATGGGGAAATGCCCCCATGATGAACCGAGCACATCGATGGGATCTGACAACTCGCAAACCGGATTCCCTATCAGCAAAAATCATTGGCGCAATTGAGAAATCGAGGTTATTCTAATGAGTCCATTTGATTTTGTGAGAGAGATTCAAAGTGGGAAACGTAATCTGATGGCCGATCCTCAGTCCGAAAAGGAGTACGTGCCATTTGTGGTCAATAAAGCCCTTTCCTATGACCTAGACTGCATCATGGCTGCCAATGAAATGAATCAGCGGCATCATCTTGACAAAAGTATGCAATATGGATACCTACTAAATACAATTCGTGCCCGAAAACGACCATTCCATAAATGGATCAAGATTGAGTCTAGTGACATTATCGATGCCATCAAATTGTTCTTCGAGTGTTCGACTCCTAAAGCTCATGAAATTCTTGGTATTCTCACTCCCGATCAACTAGCTGCGGTGAAGGAGATCACCCAAGAGGGCGGCAGAGTTACCAGAGCAACGAAGACGTAACTATGAGATACAGAAAGGGAGCATACCATGGTCGATATCTTTAGAGGGGTAGGAGTCGAAATATCCCTCATCTCTCCTGACAATTTCCTCAAGGTATGCGAAACCCTTTCTCGTATCGGGGTGTCCTCACGCAAAGACAAGATATTGTATCAATCCTGCCATATACTTCATAAACGTGAATATTCTATCCTGGAAGGAGGCGGCAAATCCTACGTGTCACGCTATGCCATCCTACACTTCAAGGAACTATTCATTCTAGACGGCAAACCTACCGATATATGTGAAAATGACTATGGTCGCAGAAACGTCATTGCTCGACTCCTGGAAGAATGGAAACTGGTCAAGGTACTGAATGCAGGATCACTTATGCCGTTGGCACCACTACACCAAATTAAGATTATTACCCATAAAGAGAAGCCGGAATGGCAGTTGATACCGAAGTATACCATTGGAAAGAAAACATAAATTTCTTGCCATATCGGCAACATTAAAATCCTCTAATGTGAAAATAAAGTTGTCTTTTTAGCCAAAATCCGGCTCCATGTGTACTATATAGTAATATACATATCCGGGACCAGAGTACCTATAGACTCATAAGTTCCTAAGTCCTAAAGATATCCAATCCAGTATCCATCCCGGAGCGAAGCGGAGGGATGATCGAGCGAAGCGAGATGATCATTAAGGTATCTCCTGTATAACAATGACGTGGTATGGGCACCTCAAGTCTCATCATACTATAATTAACGCGAAGCGCGTATCGAAGACGATCTCCTATGAATTATATAATGAAACCTGGTTGTGAATATTCCTCCTGGAACGAACACTCCACATGGAAATCCTTCTATCATGAGGAAGGACACTCCAATGGCAGCGGTCCATCCAAAACTTCACAAAAATTAGCATTATGGTATCCTGGAGTCATCACCGATTGGCCGTACCTTGCCTTATTAGGAATCACACTACAGGATATCATCGATCATTACCAATGTACCCAAGAGGAAGCCATGAAGGCGATGGAGTACATATTCCACTTTCAAGTGGATGTAGAAAGTAGGTTCAAATGATACCGACACAACAAGTACCAAGGTGCGTTGGGTGTTCTTGCATCACGACATCCTACCAATATTTGGAGGGTCATGGGCTGCTGTGTACCCAGTGCTTCCCCTATTACACGTCTATACGGAATACTGTGGCGTCACGCCCTTATAAAATTCCACGAACTAGACCTAAGCATCGTCCCACTACTTCTACGCTGAGTTCACTTAATACGAACACAACTGACAACATATCAAGAACCACCACTACCCATCACGGCCCTCCCTACAGCGACTACTTCCTCGTGTATGGTTCCAGAGGAAATAAGGCATGATCAAGCAGATTGAGAATTTCTTTGCGTATATACATAATCGATGGGTCGACCCATGTCATCGCGTGGAAATTCGGCATCCAGACTGCCCCAAAGGAAAATACTTTGAGCCTGACGTTACGTTACTCTATGTGAACTTTCAAATCCTTGTTGATTATGTGGAACTCGAATGCGGTTCTATTTGGCCCGCAGTGCATTTTGAGTCAAGATGGCAACGATGCCATCGTACAATTAAGGATCTGCCCGTTCTACATTGGTTTGTTCGTCCTGTCCGTAATGCTAGGAGAGGTCTCCATTATCTTCGTTGGGAGATGAAAATAAAAGACTGTCCTCAGCAGGCAGTATATGCACGAGAGATGTTTCGTCTCTATAAATGGTGGAAACATACCCGAACAAGACGCGAGGATCCCTATACTCGATTCACAGCTCTTGGCCATAATTGGGAAACCCCATTGACGGCCAAGGAGAGAAAGATTCTTCTTCGTTGTGAAAAACTCTCTTCCAGATACACTCAAGAAGATACCCGAAATCTCCATGCACTGATCGATATTCGCGGAGGACTTTGGTCATGACCCAATTATCTGAACACTTCAGCTTAGAGGAAATGATTCGATCTGATACGGCCCTGAGATTAGGTATTGACAATACGCCCAAACAAGAGTATACTGATAACTTAATACGCCTCTGTCAGCATGTACTCGAACCAGTGCGGCTACACTTCGGTCCCGTTCATATTAATTCAGGGTATCGATCCCTGTCCTTGAATATGAGTATTAATCCTATGACTTCGACTATTAATAAAGTCAGTCAACATTGCTATGGTCGCGCTGTGGATTTTGAAGTTCCTGGGGTGTCGAATGTGACCGTGGCCGAGTGGTGTCGCGACAATCTTCCTGAGTATGATCAGATCATCTTGGAATTCTACACACCAGGAATCCCCAATTCTGGATGGGTACACGTCTCATATTCAACAGAGTCACATAGGAAACAAGTGCTGACGGCCTCTAGAGTGGCAGGGAAGCTTCAGTATTCCATAGGTATTCATCCATAGGAGATCTCAGTATGAAGATGATCCATGATGTGTTCGATTTCATGAGAGACAGTGAACAGTTGGTTGCTGGGCAGTTTCCCTCACCTCATCTGGCCGCGCTATATGAGAAGCTGGTGTCAGAGGAGTACACAGAATTCATGGATGCCACGACCGATGAAAAGAAACTCGACGGGGCACTGGATTTGATTTGGGTACTCTTGGGGTATTGTATTGCTCGTAATTGGGATGCAGTCGGAGGATGGAAGGAAGTCACTCGTTCGAACATGTCAAAACTTCAAGTAGATTCAGAGACCGGAAAAATTAAGCGCCGTGACGATGGAAAGATTATGAAACCTGAGGGTTGGATTGGCCCCGATCTAACCCCGTTTTTGCATGGGGAACAATAACAAAGGAGGTTCTGTATGGGTGAAGTGAAATTGGTGTCGTTCAACAATGGTCTCCAGGTATTGGGCACGTATGAGAAGAAGGACGAAGAGGGGAAAGCTGTTCTTCTGTCAAAGCCTGTTCAGTTGGTCATGGTACCGAAGAATGCGGAAACCAAGGACGGTCAGGTTGGTATGGCGTTCGCTCCATTTCTTCAATATGCGGAGGAATGGACAACAGGAGTCACCTTCTCGGTCGCCGACGTGTTGACGGTGACCACTCCAGTTCGTGATCTTCTTAATGCCTACAATTCGGCATTTGGTTCTGGTATCGTTCTACCTGGAGGGAGTCCGGATGGTCTGAAACTGGTGCAGTAAATGTTGACTGGGGCCCTGTTAGGCTAGCGGGGTTCTAGAGGGGATGGGGGCCTTCGTGCCCCGCGATCCCCATCACTGGATCACTGTTACTTTATATTCGACGTGAGATGTGTATACTATGAAATTCTATACCAACGTAGCCTGCTCAGGGAATTCCATCTATTATCGTGGAATCGACAATGACCGACGGGTCAAGCTTCGGCTAGACTATTCGCCCACGCTATATGTTCCGTCTCGCGATCCTGCAACAACTTCCACATGGAAGGACCTCCATGGGAATCCTCTAGAACCTATGACCTTCCCCTCTATACGCGAGGCTCGCGACTTCCTCAAGACCTATGAGTCTGTGGAGGGATTCACGATACACGGCAATTCAAAATTTGAGTACGCCTATATCGCTGACCAACATCCAGAAGAGACGGTGGAGTGGTCAGCGGAGCATATTGTCGTTGCATTTATCGACATCGAAGTGGGATCTCAACATGGCATGCCCAGTGTAGAGACCTGCTTAAATCCTGTCACTGCCATTACGGTCAAATTATCGACATCTCCAACGTATCATGTGTTTGGGTGTGGAAACTACAAACCGCACCGAGAGGATATTCATTATACTAGATGTGAGGATGAATCGGAACTCCTTTCGAAGTTCATGGAATTCTGGACTGAGAGTGCCCCCGATGTTGTATCAGGATGGAATATTAAAACATTCGACATTCCATACCTCGTAGGTAGAATGTGTGTCTTGCCTGACTTTGGTGAAGAGGAAGCTCGCTGGTTGTCTCCATGGGGGAAGGTGTCCCTGCGTGAAGAGAATTTTTATGGTAAAGCCCAACGAGTGTATCAATTACTGGGTTGTGCCACACTTGACTACCTCCAATTGTTTCGCAAGTATGCCAAGAATTACAGTCAAGAATCCTATAAGTTAGATCATATTGCTCATGTTGAACTCGGAGAAAGAAAACTGGATTATTCCGACTACGACTCACTACACAAACTCTATGTTGAAAATTATCAGTTGTTCATTGAGTATAACATCAAAGATGTAGAGTTGGTTGAGAAATTGAATGCCAAGGGTCGTTTGATCAACATGGCGCTCACGTTGGCGTATGATAACAAGACGAATTACGATGATGTGTTTAGTCAAATCCGCATGTGGGATGCCATCTGCTACAACCATCTTCGACGCAAATGTATTGCCATTCCACCGAAGCTACATATAGAGAAAGAATCGGCCTATGAGGGTGCGTATGTCAAGGATCCACAGATTGGGCTCTTTGAGTGGATCGAGTCGGTAGACTTGGACAGTCTTTACCCGCATTTAATTATGCAATACAACCTATCCCCAGAGACATTGATTGACCCCAAAGATTACACCGATGAGATGAGGAAGATTCTCTCTGATGGTGTCAATGTGGAATCACTGTTGGCACAGAGGATTGATTTGTCCAAGTTGAAGGGAGTCACCATTACTCCCAACGGGCAGTTTTTTCGCACAGACAAACAGGGGTTTCTCGCAGAAATTATGGAGAGCATGTATAAGAGTCGGGTCGTCTTCAAGATAAAACAAATTGAGACGGAGAAGGAACGCGAATCATGTAAGGACCCTGTGTGGATAAAGGAATTGGATGATCGTATTTCACGTTATGAAAATCTTCAGTTGGCCAAGAAGGTAGGACTAAATTCTGCTTACGGGGCCATGGGAAATGAACACTTCCGGTATTTCGATGTTCGTATTGCCGAAGGAGTCACCCTCGCAGGCCAGTTGAGTATTCGTTGGGTGGAAGTACGAATTAACACCTATCTTAATAGTCTATTACATACCACAGGGGTGGATTATGTGCTGGCGAGTGATACAGATTCGTTGTACATTCACATGGGACCCTTGGTCAAGAAAGTGTTTGGAGACACCACCGACAAAAAGAAAATCATCGACTTCTTGGATAAGGTCCACAAAGAAAAGATCCATGGAGTCATTGTGTCGGCATACAAGGATCTTGCTGTCTATGTACATGCCTATGAACAGAAAATGAGGATGAAACGAGAGTCCTTGGCGGACAAAGGCATCTGGACAGCAAAAAAACGCTACATTCTGAATGTATGGGACAAAGAAGGTGTGCGCTATGAAAAACCGAAGCTCAAGATCCAAGGTCTAGAAGCCATCAAATCTTCGACCCCCTCTTCGTGTCGTGATAAAATTAAGGAAGCCATCCACATCATCATGACAGGGACACAAGATCAACTTATCGCACATATCGAGAAGTTCCGATCTACATTCAAATCGCTCTCCATTGCAGATATTGCGTTTCCCCGTGGGGTCAACGGATTGGAGAAGTATAGAAATAAGGACGGCAAGACGAAAGTTCATCTGCCTGTGATTTGGGGTGATGTTGCCTACATGGGGAGCGAGATCTATGAATCTGGCACTCCCATTCACGTAAAGGGGGCGCTGATCTATAATTATTATCTGAAACGTATGGATCTTGATAAAGAGTATGAGTTGATTCGCGAGGGTGATAAAATTAAGTTCATCTATCTGAAGGAGCCCAACAAGATGAACACTCCCGTAATCTCCTTTGTGGGGCGCATACCCAAGGAATTTTCATTAGAGTCTTTGGTAGACTACGACCTTCAGTTTAACAAAAGCTTTATCGAACCCCTGACCATTATCCTGGATGCCATTCAATGGCAGGTTGAAAAAACCTCAACCTTGGAGGATTTTTTTGTATGATCGGAGGTAACCATGAAAGAGGATTTCCACTCCATACCAATAAGTCCACCCAAAGACTTTGGTCTGCTGCATTGTACCAGATGCAATGAGGAATTCCACTCAAGTAAGCTGATTTGTGGACATCGCACCAATGATACCCATTTACATTGGTTCTGCCCTACGAGTTCTTGCTATGGTCACATGGATAACGGTATCTATGCCGTAGAAGTTTCTGATTGACTACATGATGTGTTCATGTTATACTAGAAAGGATCAACTATGAGATTAACTGCTGAACAGATTGCCAAAACGGCGCATGAAGTGAATCGTGCCTATTGTCATGCCTTAGGAGACTACTCCCATCTTCCATGGAGATTGGTGCCAGAAAATATTAAACAGTCTGCTATCAATGGAGTGGAATTTCATCTGACCAACCCCGATGCAACCCCCGAACAGTTGCATGCCAATTGGATGAAATTCAAAACAGAGGATGGATGGACATATGGTGAGATCAAGGATTCAGAAAAGAAAGAACATCCTTGCATGCTTCCATACGGAAGACTGCCCTTGGAACAGAGAGCCAAGGATTTTATGTTCGCCGCAGTGGTAGACACCCTTAAAACATTCTAAGAGGTATTATGTCGTTGATGGACAGACTGAAAAAAACGTCGAGTATTGAAATCGCCAACATCCTAGATGAATCTGAGGTATTTGGCGAACGTCAGATGATTCCGACCGAAGTGCCTATTATTAATATTGCACTGTCGGGAAATCTCAGAGGGGGTCTTACCTCAGGAGTCACAGAGATCGCAGGTCCTTCAAAACATTTCAAAACGGGTATTGCATTATTACTGATGCGAGCATTTCTGAATCATCACAAAGATGGTGTAGTGTTGATGTATGATGCAGAATTCGGCACCCCAGGATCCTACTTCACTACGTTCGGTATTGATATGAAGAGGGTTTTCCATACTCCCATCACTGATGTTGAACAACTCAAACACGACATTATGCTCCAGCTCACCGAATTGAAGCGGGGTGAGCACGTCATGATTGTGATCGACTCTATCGGTCAACTGGCATCAAAGAAGGAAGTGGATGATGCCATAGAAGGAAAATCTGTCGCCGATTTTTCACGGGCAAAGGCAATAAAGGGACTTTTTCGTATGGTCACCCCCCACCTAAGGATTAAAGATATTCCTTTGATTGTGGTGAATCATACATATAAGACGATGGAGATATACAGCAAGGATGTCACCGGAGGTGGCACAGGTATGACATACGCCGCCGATACCATTTGGATTGTTGGTCGACAACAGGAGAAAGTGGAGGGAGCCGTTGCAGGTTTCAACTTTGTTCTTAACGTAGAAAAATCCAGGTTTGTTAAGGAGAAAACGAAACTCCCTATTATGGTGAAGTTTGATGTGGGAATTGAGCCATATTCCGGGTTATTGGAAAATGCCATAGAGGCTGGTTTCATTGAGAAGCCTAGCCCCGGCTGGTATATCAAGAAAGGTGAGAAAGTTAAGGTTCGCGAGGCAGACACAAAAACGGCTGAATTTTGGGCCGACATTCTCGCCAACGAAGAATTCAATACTTTCATTCGCAAAAAGTATGAAATTTCATATGGGGACATCCTGGAAAAGAGTTCGGAGGCGGAATAATGATCCTTGATGGAATCTTCGAGTTGTGGGGCTTGATCGTCTCGTGGTTTCATCGGGCATTCCATCGGGATACTCCACGTCCATTATTGAAAGAGGGAGTAGACTATACGTTCATCGAAATTCAATTGGACGAGCCGGTGGATGCGATAAAGATTACTAAAGGTCCCTTTGCCGATGTGGTCTACTATTATGGAGGAGTCAAAATAATCCCCGAATCGAATGTGAATCGACTGGCCTACCAATATACCATATGGGATTCGGCTGGACATCCCAAGCAAGAATTGATATCTTCCTCTGAATTCCAGACGTATATTGGGGACATCTTGGTGTCGATCATCACAGACGAACAGAATAAAGGAGTGTATGCAGCGCCTAGAATCGACGATCCTCAAGAATTTGATTCATAATGATGAGTATATGCGGAAAGTGCTACCTTTTCTTAGGGTTGAGTATTTCAAGGAACCTGCGGAGAAGAGTTTGTATTCGGAGATTGTTCGGTTCATCGATGTCTACAAAAATCCTCCGACTCATGAAGCTCTGATCATTACCCTAACCGAATCAAGTGAATTGAAGGAAGAGAGGGTGCGTGAGGCAGTTGACTTATTGAACCAGATCTATAAGGATCGCAATGAGCCCACGGATATTCCATGGCTTATTGATCAAACAGAGAAGTTTTGTCAAGAATCGGCACTCTACAATGCCGTCCTTGAATCTGTACAGATCATGGACGATAAGAGCGGGAAGACTCAAAAGGGAGAGATCCCTGAGTTATTGACCAAAGCGTTGGCAGTTTCGTTTGATGCCCATGTTGGGCATGATTACATGGCACAGGCAGAGTCTCGATATGAATTTTACCATCACAAAGAAAAGAAAATCCCTTTTGATCTTGAATTTTTGAACAAGATTACCAGAGGAGGATTTTCTGTCAAGACGTTGAACATTTTCTTGGGTGGCACAGGAGTGGGGAAAACTCTTGTCATGGGGCACCTTGCTGCTGCGGCCATGTCACAGGGATACAATGTCTTGTATATTACGCTGGAAATGGCCGAGGAACGGATTGCCGAGCGTATCGACGCCAATCTACTTAATGTTGATATTAATACTTTGGAATCACTGTCTAAACCTGAATATGACCGGAAAGTTGCAGCACTGAGAGCTAAGACTCACGGCAAACTCATTATTAAAGAATATCCTACTGCATCTGCATCTACCCTACATTTTCGTGCGCTCTTGAATGAATTACAACTCAAAAAAAGCTTTCGCCCCGATATTATTTTTATTGATTATCTAAACATTTGTGCGTCTTCCCGTATTCGTCCGGGGGGAAATGTCAACAGCTACACCTATATTAAAGCCATTGCAGAAGAACTCCGAGGGCTTGCGGTGGAGGCAGAAGTTCCTATCGTGAGTGCGACTCAGACCACTCGGGCAGGATTCGATAACTCCGATTTGGAGATTACAGATACATCGGAAAGTTTCGGACTTCCCGCGACTGCCGATTTCATGGCAGCGATTATCACCACAGAGGAATTGGAGCAACTCAATCAATTTATGGTTAAGCAACTCAAGAACCGCTATCAGGATAAGAGTACCAATAAGCGGTTTGTGGTAGGAGTTGATAAAAAACACATGCGACTCTATGATGTGGCCGCTTCGGCCCAATCTAATATCTCCGACTCTGGACAAACATCAGAGGATATCCCCCGTAAGCCGTTCGAGAGAACGGAACGAGCTAAACGCGATTTTACAAAATTCAAAGTCTAGGAGCTCCTATGATTTTATCACCCAGCTTCGGTGCTTCCGCGGCGATCAGTGGGTTGCCATATGTGTCTGTGTTTGATGATGCAATTGCTCCTAGTGTTTGCCGCCAACTGATTCAGAAGTTCGAGGAGAATGTCGGGGGTGTGCAAGTGGAAACGACTTTCCCCGGAGTACGCCATTTCATGGAAGTGGATGTTTCACGACATTGGAACACTGAACATGAAATTCTAGTCAATTATGTACAGGAAGCATGGAAAGTCTACATGCAGACCCATTCAATTCAATTTGACATTCAGTGGCCGAAGCAATTTGGATACGAAAATTTTCGGATGAAACAATATCTTCCGAATGGAAGGGACGAATTTTCTCTACACACCGATGTGGGAAGCTATGCCTCGGCCCGTAGGTTTCTGTCGTTCTTGTGGTACCTTAATACAGTAGAGGAAGGAGGATCCACTCAATTTGGGTTCTCTCAAGGCAAGCCTCAGGTGACAATCCCTGCTGTGCGCGGGCGATTGTTGGTATTTCCTCCTCTGTGGACGCATCCTCACTGGGGAAATAAACCTATTGGTGGTCCCAAGTATATAATTTCGGGTTACCTACACCTTTTGTGATGAAACTCATCCATATCTATAGATTGGTACAAGAGTTGCGCCCAGCTACTACACCTACCACCATGAGGGCGTTCCTTGCGCCTCTACGACACGCTTTCCGTCCATATCCATGGATCAAATTCGAATCCAACTCCCTGCCCATAGAGTCCCTGTGGAAGAGTTTTCCCGCTACCGATGTGGAGTCTTTGTGTGTGTCTGGACGATTTGACCATGATTACTCCGATCGTCCTATATGCTTCGTTACTGTAAGTAATTATTCTTCCCATCCCACAGGGAAATTCTATATTCATGGATCAGCATTCGAGAGACTAAAGTTTGATATTTTCACCACGATTGCCCATGAACGCATACATTTGTTGCAATCAAGGAAGTCTCATGGCTGCCCTCGACTCTATAGGGTGCGGGGACCACTGCATCCGACAGTGAGGCGTGAGCACGAGTACTATGGATCTAATATTGAAATTGATGCCTATGGGCTTACCTCGGCACTTGAGGAGATGTACGGGAATACTAGCGTCACCCATGATCGGTACAGATCGCTGTTTTCTTCCACAGACGGTCGATACAAGAGGTTTCTCAAAAAACAATGGGAATATAGACAGACCCTTCCATCCTTAGATGATATAAATAGACTCTATAGGAAGGGGTAAGTATGGCGGAACAGACAGCAATACAAGAAACTGCACAGGCTCTTTTTTGTGCCATGGCAGACTTCATCGGCTCGGCAAAGTCTGATGTGGTGTTTGATCTGAAAAAATACCCAACATATCCCATATTCAAAGATAATTGGGATAGTACCTATAAGTCGGCATCTATCGATACCGTATACAAGACGAAAGTGGACGCTCCCACTGTGAGACTCGGTGAGATCGAAGGACTATTTCAGAAAGACCTTGATTGGTATAGATCTTCGGTACAGATTGCAAAAAAACTTATTCATGAAATAGACAAAATTAGTAATAAATTCGTTCGAATTAAGTCTCCAAATTGGTCTGACCTGTTCTATGCTCGCGGCGACAAAGATGTAATGGATAATATCGGGGCGTTGTTTAAGATCGCCAACGACACACAGAAAAAACTTCGAATGCTCAAGGACTCTCGTGCCCAGCTTCCATTTGGGAATATCAATAAGTGGTGTCCAGCTGATATCTATTTCTCTTCTCCTACCGCCAAACAAGAAATTAGACAGATGCTACAAGCCCGCAGGAATACATCAATGGAGTTTTCTGATTTGAATAAGTTCATAGATAAACTGATCACCTCCGGGGAGTTGTTGCCCCTTTCACTCAAAAAACAACCAAAAGATGTGACGATTAAGTTGGTGAATTTCCAACCATCCCATGAAGAAAAAGAATTGTCAAAATATAAATTCGTGCGTACCAACGAATGGAAACCCTATACTCGCACCTCACCTCAGACTCGCGACTTCCAAATATTTTTTGATCCCACGAACCCAGGTCGACACATAAAAATGCGACATGACGCATCAGGAGCCATTCTAAAAGTTGAAGTGCAGGTACTTAATGTTAAGTCCAGAGAAGGGTCGATAGGATCGCCTGACATATTCGCCGAATTGATGATGTTGTCCGACCCAAAATCCCAAGGACATCGGGCTTTTCTGAAAGCGTACTTTGACGGTAACGCAATCTTCAAAAAATACGCAAACGAAAAAAGTCTCGTTCAGCTCAAAACACGCGACAGAAAGGCGTTTGATGACGCCCGAGGTGCACTAAGCGCATTGCATGTGACCAATGCATTCGTGCCTGTTCTACAGGACTGGTTCAGAGATACGAAGCGGGCCGACAGATTTGTGCGACTGCTGTTTGCATATGTCACCTCTCGATCTTCCACGTCGAGCAAATTTGTTATCGCCAAATAAACCGAAGGACACTGATGCAACATTTCAAACAATACATCATCGAATCGACTGACAAAAATTTACACTTGGTGCACCTTGAGGACCAGGTTTTGGATCGGGGAGTGGACGGTGCCCGTGAGGCCATCAATTTTCTGCGTTCTTTGCGGGACATGCTCTCCGGTCATGTCGAGAAGCCGATTAATGTGACTACCAAATGGGATGGGGCTCCAGCTGTGTTTTGTGGTATCAATCCTGAGAATGGGAAATTCTTTGTGGGCACCAAAGGAGTCTTTGCGAAGACTGCCAAGTTGAACTATACAGAGAAGGACATTGATGTGAATCATCCCGGAGAGGGACTGAACCACAAGTTAAAAATGTGTCTGTGGTACTTGCCTAAATTAGGTATTAGGAGTATCCTTCAGGGTGACTTGATGTTCACACGAGGGGATGTTCACTCCCAGACCATAGATGGGGAAAAGTATATCGCGTTCACGCCCAATACCATTACCTATGCGATACCACTCCATCAGACCGCGCTTGCAGATCGTATCTTGAAGGCACAGCTGGGTATTGTGTTTCACACGGAGTATCATGGTACCGCTATGGCCTCGTTGAAGGCCTCCTACAATGTTGATCTCGGTCATTTGACTCATACCAAGGATGTATGGTTCCGAGATGCGAGTTTTGTGGACACGTCTGGTATTGCAACATTTACCGTGGCAGAGATGGAGCAAATCAACGCCCTACTCAGCCGAGCAGGAAATTTATTCAGGGCGATCAATGGGAAAATCTTGAATCAAATTGCACTTAATAGTACCTATCGCACTTGGATCAAGACATTTAATAACACGAAGGTGCGGGCGGGTACCGCAATAGACAATACCACAACACATACCAATGAGTTTATTCGATGGTTGGATGTCAAACTATCAGCGGCAATCGCCGAGGCGAAACAACCGGACACCAAACGAAAACGTACACAAGAAAAGACCATCACATTGGGTTTTTTCCGCGCCCATGCGGCAGAACTACGCGCCATTTTTGACTTGCAAAATGCGTTGGTATATGCTAAACTCATGATTGTGCATAAGTTGGGACAAGTACAAGGCACCCACACATTCCTGAAAACACCCGATGGATATGTAGCGACCAGCCCCGAAGGCTTTGTGGCGGTGGATCATATCGGCAATGCAGTCAAATTGGTTGACAGACTCACTTTCTCAAAGGCCAATTTTAATGCGGCAAAGGATTGGAACTAGCTATGCTTGGGAAATATGTGAAACCATTGCACGAAGAATACGGCGCAGGAGAAGATGGATCGGAAGAAGCCTCAGTCAAGTACCAGAAAGATACCCCAGGGCAGGAAAAAGCTCATATGCCTCTGAGAAAGAGGAAGACGTTCAAGTTACATCATGAACTTCCTGAGCAATATGGCATGGCAGGCGAGACATTACCTGAACCGTCCTTGGGAGAAAATGATCCCTCTCATTCTAAGACACTACATACTATCAAGAGATTGCTCAGAGGGAAATACAAGAAAGGTCGATCTTTTATCTAATCACCTATAGCATGAGGTATATTATGTTCCAGCGAGACTTGGTCATCGGTGCAATCACAGGCTACACATGGAAAGACATTAAATATTGGGTCAACTCCCTAGATCGATCTGGCTTTAATGGCATTAAAGCCGTCGTTGCCTATAATGTGGATTATGCCACTTGCGATGAGCTGACCAAGCGAGGATACAAAGTCCTTACCTTCCAAAAAGACGATGCCAACGGAAGAGTTACTTATCCTAATCCAAATTTTAATATTGTAGTGGATCGGTTCTTGCATTACTATCAAATGCTTGATACTCAGGAGAACCGTAACGGTATTCGATATGTGATTGCCACAGATGTCAAGGATGTGATCTTCCAACGAAACCCCTCAGAGTATCTGGACGTTCCAGCGATACGCTGCATCGACCTGGTCATGTCCTCCGAGGGCATCCAATATAAAAACGAGGCCTGGGGTGCCAATAATCTTCGCGAATCGTTTGGCCCGTTGATGTATCACAAGCATGCTGACAACACGATTGTCAACTGTGGGGTCCTTGCTGGCAAGTTTGATGTGTTCCTAGGTCTCTGTAAGACCATTTATCTTCTGTGTGCCCACAATAGACAGTTCATACCTGGAGGTGGTGGGCCTGATCAAGCGGCACTCAACTTACTCTTGAACACTCCAGTCTATGATCACATCACCAGCATTACCACGCACGAGGACCCTTGGGCTGCCCAGCTCGGCACTACGCTCGATCCTACTAAAATAAACACCTATAAACCTTTACTCACTGAACGCCAACCTATTTGGGATTGGACGGAGAACCTGATGATCACCCCTAAGGGTAAACCGTATACCTGTGTGCATCAGTGGGACCGTGTTCCTGAAGTACGAGCCGCCGTGGAAAGGATATACGGATAATGTCAGATGATGAAACCTTAGAGTCTCCTGTATTACGCACCTTACCCACACATGCCAAGCGCATTTTGTATGTAGTCCATAGGTATGGGTATCCCGGTGGATCCGAGCAATATACCAAAGATATGGCGGAAGAAACCCGTGCCAGGGGGCATGTGGTGGCGGTATTTGCAGGAGAGCACCAAGGAAACTTCAACGGCGTGAGGGTCTCCTCGGAGACCAAGATCCTACAGGAGCCATGGGATTTAATTGTGGTGCACGGTGGTGATGTGGCAGTCCAAGATTTTGTATTACAGCATGCCGCTAAACTGGGAGGACCTGTTCTGTATCTGCTCATTCTTCCCTCACACTCTCTCAATTGCGTGAGAGCACTACGGAACGTCCGATATATTGGATGCTCCACGTTGGCAGATTGGAGACACGTAGAATCTTATGGGGTAAGAGACCGTTCGGTTCGTGTGCGCCACGGCATTGTCCCATCCACCTCTAAAGGGACTTCTGGGTTTCGCGAGAAATTTAATATCACAACCCCGTATATGTTTCTCTCCTCAGGAGGATACTGGCCCAATAAAGCCTTTGCTGAATTGGTAGATGCCTTCGAGAGTCTTGGTCGTACCGATGCCACGTTGGTACTCACTGGCTATGATAATCGACATGGACTGATGCCCAAGGAATCAACATATGTCAAACCGTTCCTGTTCCCCAATCGCGAGGATAGTCTTGCAGCACTCCATGCCGCAGACCTCTATATCTTGAATAGCTACACTGAGGGGTTTGGACTGGTGCTGCTGGAATCGATGCTTAATTTAACTCCTTGGTGTGCCAGAGAGATTGCGGGGGGCGAGGTCATGCGAGAGTATGGGTTTACCTATACCTCACCCGGAGAATTAAAGCTCCATCTACAATCATTCCGAGGAGTCTCCAATAGTCACCTAGAAGATGCGTATAAGTATGTCATGTCAACCCATCTGATTCGACACACCGTGGATGATATCTTGAAGGTGTTAGGATGAATATTACATTTGGGATTTGTACTACCTATGAGGATATTCCTCGTCTGAATGAGGTGATTTCCTCTATCAAAACGTTGAATGCCCCGAATGCAGAGATCATCGTGGTCGGATCTTATCAGCACGATTGGCGAGGGGTAGATTCTTCCGTGCAGCACATTCTTACCGATGGAGGAACCCCAGTCAAGACGAACCTTCTGGCGAAGTTTGCACGTTACGACACCCTTTGGATAACTTCCTGTCCAGATCTATTCGATCCTGTCTGGTATTCACATTGGACATTGTTTCACGAAAGTTGTGGTTGGGATGTGATAACATATCCTCGGCATCTTTGTGTTAAACGAGATTTTCTAAGGGCCACTCCGTTCAATGAGGATGTGACCCCCAGTGATAGTGAAGATCTGGATTGGTGTACTCACATTCGTGATACCGCACGAATTTTCCATCATTTTGCATGATTGTGACGAAGGACATACTATGACATTCACGTTTGGTATTATTTCCGATTACAGAGCACCTGAACGCCTTCAGGAGATGTATACGTCCATCCGTGCTCTTGGTATACCCCCCACTGCATATGAGATCCTGGTGATTGGCAACGCCATATTACCTGACGAACAGGATGTGAGGCATATTCCGTTTGATGAGACGCAGAAACCGATGTGGGTTACTCGCAAGAAGAATATTTTGGATCAAGAAGCCCGATTTGAAAATCTTGTGGTGGCACATGATTACTATGTGTTCCATCCTGCATGGTATTCCAACTATCTGATGTTCGGGAATGATTGGGAAGTGTGTTCTAATGCCCAGCATCTGATGGATGGGTCACGACATTTCTCCGATTGGGTCACTTGGGACTCCCCGTTCTATCCACGATATACCTCGCTGCCCTACGACGATTGGAGTCACACTAAGTATATGTACCAGTCGGGAGGATATATGGTAGTCAAAAAGGGTGTGTTGTCCAAATTCCCTATGAATGAAACTAAGGGGTGGGGGACTGCCGAAGATGTCGAGTGGAGTCTTATAATACGGTCCCGCCTAGTGTGGAAATGTAATGGTCGCAGTGTGGTTCGACACAATAAGGCGCATCGTGATCTGGGACGACAAGGGTTTCCTTTCAAACAACTCATACACAATAGGACTGAATATGCCCAATAAATTAGTGATATGGGACTTAGATGGTGTGCTATTGAATAGCCGCGAGATTCATTTTAAGGCATTGAATCTCGCACTTCCTCTAGAATATCAAATTAGTTGGGAGGAGCATCTTTCCAAGTATGATGGACTGCCAACCACAAAGAAACTGCGACTACTTACGGATGAAAAAGGATTGCCAGCAGATATGTATGATGACATATGGGCAGCCAAGCAATACCATACCATAGAATTATATAAAAATATTCGCCCAGATCGTGCCTTGCTGGATATGATGTTACATTTGAAAGAGAATAATATCCGCATTGCTGTGGCGTCGAATAGTATTCGCAACACGATGGTCATGGCACTTTCGCGATTGGGCATCATCGAACAGATTGACTACATGGTCTCTAATGAGGATGTGAAGCACCCGAAACCTTTTCCGGAGATGTATTGGCAGGCGATGACCGCGATGAAAACATTGCCCGCACATACGGTGATTATTGAGGATTCCCATATTGGACGGGAGGCCGCATTGTCCTCTTGCGCCCACTTGATTCCAGTGCGAGATTCTACGGATCTGAACGATGATCTAATTCTAGGTATCATTAATCATTTGAATGGCGTGTCTCGTGTGCCGATTCCATGGCGCAACAAGAAAATGAATGTTGTGATCCCTATGGCAGGACATGGTTCGAGGTTTGCTCAGGCTGGATATACGTTCCCCAAGCCTTTGATTGACGTGAACGGAAAGCCGATGATTCAGGTTGTAGTAGAAAATCTCAATATCGATGCCCACTATATATTCATAGTTCAAAAGGAGCATTATACCAAATATCAACTACAATACATGCTCAATATGATTTCTCCTGGGTGCGACATTATTCAGGTGGAAGGAGTGACCGAGGGAGCGGCATGTACGGTACTGTTAGCCAAGGCCTTGATCGACACGGGAGATCCGCTGCTAATAGCGAACTCCGATCAATCCGTGGAATGGAATTCTAACGAATGTCTATATGCGTTTACGGCCGATGGGATTGATGGGGGTATTCTTACGTTTAAGTGTGTTCATCCTCAATACTCCTATGCAAAGTTAGACGCCGAGGGGTTTGTCTCTGAGGTGGCAGAAAAGAAAGTGATTTCAGATATTGCCACGGTGGGGGTGTATTATTGGAAACGAGGGTCTGACTTTGTGAAGTATGCCGAACAGATGATAGCTAAGAATATTCGTACCAACAATGAGTTTTATGTGTGCCCTGTGTACAATGAAATGATTCTAGATGGGAAAAGGATACGAATCAAGAATATCCAAAAGATGTGGGGTTTGGGAACTCCCGAAGACTTGACTTACTATCTCAGGGAGCACCATCGATGAGGCATTCGAGACTGGAGGACTACACCAGAGGATGGTTCATTGGCGACTTTGAACCCGCATTACTACGCACCAAAGACTTTGAGGTCTCTGTCTTTGTGCGAAAGAAAGGGACTCCTCCAGATCCGCATTATCATCATGTCGCCGAGGAATATAATGTATTAATCTCCGGCAGACTGAGCATCAATGGGTATGAGTTGGTATCGGGTGATGTATTTGTCATCGAACGAGATGAAGTGACCTCATGTGTGTATCATGAGGATTGTACTATTGTGGCCGTGAAAGTTCCATCATGTATAGGAGATAAGTATGTTTAATATTTTTAGAGCATCTGAAGATTCCATCCATGAGTCGGATAATTTAGATCCAGAAAAGTACCTCATGGTTCACTATGATCTTGAGAGTACGGTGAGTGTTGAGAAAGCGGCATTTGATCTTGCGATTGGACAAAGTGTGGGTAACCCCAACATCCGCAATCGATGGGAAACCGATGAGTTGTTTGAGAAGTATTCTTGTAGGGTGGATACTCCTAGAGGATTTCTACGGGATAAGACACGCGCCGAGGTGACGATTGCGTTTCCTGTGATCAATACGGATTGGGATGGGGATGGCATCGCACATTTACTATGCCAGGTGCTCGGCGGGCAAGCTGATATCGGACATATCATCCGCTGTAGGATCAATGGCTTCACATTTCCCCGCTCTGTGACTAGTCGATTCTCCCCGCCTCGGTTTGGCATGAGCGGGCTTCGTGCGTTCACGGGGCAAGCTGATAAGCCATTGTTCGGCGGAATCATTAAACCTAAGACTGGGCTGCCCCCCGATCAATTGCTCGATATGGTCAGGGAGTTGGTAGATGGGGGGGTGGATTTCATTAAGGAGGACGAGATTCTTTCCAATCCCGCTTTCTGTTCATTGGAGAATCGAGTCCCGCTTATTGCCAGATACATACAATCATGTGGTCGCAACGTGATTTATTGTTTCTCTATCAATGGGGACCCACACACAATTGAACAACGAGCGATATATCTGGCCAATGAGGGGGCCAATGGGGTGCATATAAATTTTTGGAGTGGATTGGGAGCCTATCATACCATTCGCCGACTGAACCTCCCCCTATTTCTACACTTCCAAAAGAGCGGCGATAAGGTTATTACACATAAAGGAAATGCCTTTGGTATGTCGTGGTTTGCCATGTGCCAGCTTGCCGCACTCTCCGGAGTGGACTCCATTCATGCCGGAATGTTTGGAGGTTATATGAACAGTGATACGATAGAGTTGAAGTCGGTCATGGATCTCCTTGGGAATAGTAATGTGGTGCCCGCCTTATCCTGTGGGATGCATCCTGGGCTTGTGGAACATGTCACCAAGAATGTTGGGGTCGATTATATGGCTAATGTCGGCGGTGCGTTGCATGGGCATCCAGGAGGCACTCTTGCCGGATGTAAGGCCATGCGACAGGCCATCGACCACAGCCACGGACTAGAATATGAACAGGCGATTCAAACCTGGGGGTTGACCCATGAATGATCTATCGGTATGGATTCTAACATTCAATAGACCCTATGCGCTAAACCGACTCATTACTGAATTGGGGCGACAAGGTATTCGTTCTAACGTACTATCAAATTATTCATCTGTACAATATACCAAAGAATCTATGTCGTATGTGGACAAGACGGTGATCAATACGCTCAACACCGACGAGTCCAACGCATGGTGTGGGCGCAGCTGGAATAGTATCATGCTGAAGGCATTCTCTGTCTCGCCTAATCTCATCATGATTCAAGATGACACGTTTGTGCGACCGCATTTCTCCGCATGGTTCGAGTCCAATAGGAAGAAGTATGATTTTATTTGGGGGCCAGCAGGGGATCAATTCTTCTATCTAACCTTGAATGTGTTGCGTACTACTGGGTGGTTCGATGAGCGATTCACTTCCGGATATTGTGGCGATGCTGATTTTTTGAAGCGGGTATGTGCGTCATATCCTCTCAGTAAAATTAGCGTTGAGGAGTCCCACGACTGGGGATTCCGCCATAACCCAATCGGGACCTCTGAGGTCATCATCACCGATTTGGGTAGCAAGCAGATCGACCCCAATTATGAAAATGCCCACTGGTACATGGAACGGCTCAAGACCAAGGAAATTAACCGCAATTTGGAATATTCTCAGGGATACTTTCTTCGGAAATGGGGGCACGTTTTGAATAACAATCAGCCTGTGATAAATTCAAATGTGCGATTAATAGAGGAGATTGATTGGTATCCATGGGCCACCAAGAAATATGAGGTCACCGCATATGATCTATAATCTGTTCCAAAATAATATACAATTCGAATGGAACACCAAGCGATTGAATAAATTGGTGTCGCTTCTTGGTCCTAGATGGTTTGCAGGTAAAAAAATCCTAGAAGTGGGGGCTGGCCATGGCAGCACAGGGAAGTCCTTGTTGTGGCTGGGGGCTCATGTTGTGTTTACGGATGCGCGGAGTGTTCATGTAAACCACCTCAAATCCTGCGGACTGGATGCCCATATAATGGATCAGGATTCTGAGTGGACCATCCAAGGTCCATTTGATTTGATTATCCACTGGGGGGGTGTCGTACCATCTTAGAAATTGGCAGCAAGATCTGAGGTGTGCGTTCAATCGATCCTCCTTGGTATGTTTTGAAACTGAGGTTGCGGACTCACCTTCCGCGGACTTTGAGTCTACGCTCACCGAAATTGATCACTATGATCAGGCGTTTAATCGAGTGGGAACCTTGCTGTCTCCAGCCAGGATAGAATCCTTCCTCGCCGAGCATAATATGACGGCGACTAGGTATGATACCCCCGATATAGACACCGGAGGGACCGCCAAATGGTATTCGTGGAAACCAGGATCCACAACACCTGACGATGTTCGGTGCCGGCGCCTGCGGCGCTTTTGGATGATTAGGAGAAAACTATGAAGATAATCGTTGAAATTGGGGCACATACAGGCATGGAGACCCTCAAGTTTTTGGCAGATCCTGATGCCCAGGTCTATGCGTTTGAGCCGGAACAGCATCTATTTGCTCAACTCTATCAGCGATACGGATCGTACCCACGACTCACGGTGCTCCCTTTCGCGGTGGACATCGGGGACAATCAAGGACCACTCTTCCACTACGGCGATGGCAAGAGTACATTAGATCCTCCCATGTTCGGAGGCCCTCAGGCTGCATTTACGATGACGTGGACCATTAGACTCGACACCTTTATGCGACTCTATGACATCGAGAAGATTGATTATCTTCGTATCGATGCTCCATGGCGAGAGGAAATGTGCCTTGAAAGTCTTGGGGATCGTGTAAAAGACGTTGAGCGTGGGCGCATTCGGAGATATGACCCCAAGGGACCTGTCCCTGCGTGGCTCTATGATCATGGGTTTTCTATGCAACTAGATAGTTTAGTGGATCGCATAACTGAGCCGGACATTAGGTTTTGGCGTCAATAGGTATAGATGGGTGATACATATAGGAGAAACCTATGATTCTCATCTCCCATAGAGGAAATATCGAAGGGGCTGATACATGGTTAGAAAACACCCCCAACTATATCGACAATGCTATTGCGCTTGGGTATCAGGTGGAAGTGGATGTATGGGGAGAGGACGGTGTATTGTGGTTGGGGCATGATCGCCCCATGTACAAAATCACTCCTGAGTGGTTGGACCAACGCGGCGATGTGTTGTGGTTACACTGCAAGAATGTCCACGCTCTGAGTATTCTCATGCAGGACTTTCCATGGATTCGCTACTTTCTCCATAACAAAGATCCATATGCGATGGTGAATTTGGGGTATATTTGGTGCTATCCTTCTGCCCCACCTCCAGTATCCAAGGGTATTATTGTGCTTCCTGAGACATGGCTCTCCAAGGAGGAGACCTCTTCATATGTTTCCTCTCATCACGCTGAGGGAATTTGCTCAGATTATATCGCAAGATACCAGAACATATAAATAGATAACTAGACATCATACTCCTGTAGAGGGACTTTCATGATACCACTGCATCTACCCAAACATGGGCTCAATCTCGACAGATCTTCGCTGCCCCAGGTCTCCTCAAAAGACGTTCCTGACTATCTCTCGTGGCTCAGAACGCACAAACACATCTCCTCCAATCGCACCGAAATGCCTGTCAACTCTTTGTTTTCATCCCAAGGTAACTTCAATGCCACAAAGATTCGGGCCCTGATGACCCATAAGCGGGAGGAACTCAGGAAACCCATTATTGTGTCGGGGGACCATTATGTGGTGGATGGGCATCATAGATGGATAGCATTGTGTAATCTTGATCCCACTGATACGATTCCTGTGGTTCTGGTGCATGCCAAGATCCTAGATCTCCTTGCGGCCACCAAGGAGTACCCCAAGTCATTTACCAAGACTGTCGTGGAATCGTTCAGCACAATCACGGAAGCCGCCGAGAAGCATGCCGTTCTTGCGTTTGGAAGACTCAATCCTCCCACCTCAGGGCACGCCAAATTGGTAGATAAAGTCCATGATGTGGCAGAACGCCATGGTGCGCGCCATGAAGTAGTAATGTCGCATACGCAGGACTCCAAGAAAAACCCTCTGTCTGGGGCGCAAAAACTCAAGCATGCCAAACGATTCTTTCCAGATACCAATCTATCGGTGTCCACAGCACAGGCGCCATCAATTTTCCATCATGCCGCCAAACTCTATAAGGCCGGGCATCAACATCTACATGTGGTCGCAGGAGCTGATAGACTCAAAGAATTTGGCACCGAACTTCATAAATATAACGGTCACTTTGACAAAGACGGACATGGCTACAAGTTCAAATCAATTACCATGCATTCTGCTGGGGCGAGAGACCCAGAATCAGAGGGGGTCGAGGGCATGTCTGCTGGCAAGTTGCGACATCTTGCTTCTATCGGAAACTTCAAAGAATTCAAAAAAGGGGTTCCTGCCCATGTATCTCAGACTCATGCCAAGGAACTCTATCAGGATGTTCGCAAAGGAATGGGACATATGAACGAGCAAGTGGATCTGTTGAGTGAAGGAGTACATGATTCGTCAATATTCAAAGCCATATTCGTGACGGGGGCCCCAGGTTCAGGTAAAGACTTTGTGCTCAAGAAGTCACTCAATGGACATGGGCTTACTGAGATTAATTCGGATCATGCGCTCGAATTTCTCATGGACAAGAACAAGCTGGACAAGAAAATGCCAGAATCTGAGCAAGAGAAGCGCGGGGTGATTCGCGATAAAGCCAAATCACTCACTGAACTTCGGCAACGTCTTGCTTTGTCTGGGCGCAACGGATTAATCGTTAATTCCACAGGCGCAAAACTTGAGCAGATCAAAAAAATAAAAGACAAGCTCGAAGAACTTGGCTACGATACCAAGATGGTATTTGTAGACGTATCGGATAATGTTAGTCGGAACCGCAATGTCGAACGCGGCCAACGTGGCGGTCGCATGATTCCTGAGAAGATCAGGGCCGAGAAATGGCGCCAGGCGCAAGACTCTCGTGTTCAGTTTTCCAAGGTGTTTGGTGCTGAACATTATCACGAATTTAACAACGAAGAAGATTTACGACACAACGCAGATCCTGAGGTTGCGGGTCAAAAACACAAAGAACTTGATGCACTCTTCAAGACGGTGCGTAAATTTACACAGCAACCTCCAAAATCTGAGGTGGCGCACGAATGGATTCATACCAATTTGGGTAAGCTGGCCAAGCAACCCATCGGCAACAAGATACAGCAGACGAAGGCCTCACAAACGCCCCCCGCCTCAGATTCCCAAGCGGCAGAGGAAGCTAGAAAACTAGGGCTCCAATACTACGGATATGGTCGATATGGTAAGAACGGGCATGTGACCCATTTTTCACTTCATGGTAGATTAGTCGAAAAGAAAAAAGCATTAATTCCCCCAAAACCCCAAACCCCCAATGTGCCTAAGAAGCTCAACGAAGCATTTGAGGAACTATTCAACAAGGAGAACGATGATGTCAATCTACGACTGGAGCATTACCTGGAAAATTCTGTGCTGGTGGGAAGACCTGAAGTTCCACACTCGCCGCGTACTTTCGCGGAAACCAGAGAAGTGTTGCGAGAACGATTCGCTGTGTCAGGGGGACGATACGGAGACCATCATGACATTCGAGGAGCCTCCCAAGAGGAAGGTCTCCAAGAAGAAGTCTCCAGTCAAAAAGACCGCGAAGAAAGTAAAAAAGTCAGCTTCCAAGGATTTAGGCGACAACTGGTAACACTCACTGAAGGTGAACCTGTCTTGGGAGGCGGCGAAGAGGACCAGGGCTCTGTGCTTTCGTCTAATTCAAGCAAAGAGGCCATCGGAGGAGGATTGACCTCCGATAAACCCGTGACTACGCCACGCCGCAAGAAATTGTTTTCAGATCTCAAGCGGGGGAAATAATATGAGTGGCGAACCGAAATTTATACGTGCCACAAAAACTTCGCATCACTATCAAGGGCAGATCAACGGAAAACCGTATGTGGTGCCCCACTCATATGGAGAAAAAGGTATACCGATACGGCATGCCATTATTACAGCAAGGGCCTTTGTAGCGCACCACAACCCAGATCTGACTCCGGAAGAACTTGCGCGGGTCCATTCGCATATTAACGGTATACACGGAGGCCAAGAGATGTACGAATCATATGCAACTAGGCCAGACGTTGGCCGCGGGCACTCACAGCACGAGGTGTATGTGCATAAGAATCACGCTATACGGCGTTTAGAAGGATTATATCACATTTATCCCCCTGGATCTCCCCATGAATCTATCGATGCAGGAGTCTCGCTGCAACATGCGAAGTCGATCATCGACAAGCTACCGAAGACGGTTAAGGAAGAAGAGGACCCTATGATCACAGAAAAGAAGTTGACTGCCCCTGAGGTCACAAAGAAGGAAGAGATTGTTCGTGGCATGAAGAAAAACCTCCAGGGATTTAAGGAACGCTATGGGAAACGGGCGAAAGAGGTGATGCATGCTACGGCAGCTAAAAAGGCTAAAGAGCTGGCAGAGGGCCATAAGTATGATAATGCCATGAGTGGTCGATTACCGGCCCATCTTACATATGATCCAAAATCTGAGGATATTCAGGTGGGAGACAAGGTTCATCTGGGATTTGGACACAGAGGTGGAGCCGGATATACTGGCACAGTGCATAAGATCGAAGGAAATCAAGTACATGTGAAAACAGGAGATGCCCGAATCGTTGTGGGACCCCGCAAGCATGTGACACTAGATGAAGAAGTCTCTTACCACAATGAATCCTCCAAGTTCATGAGCACCTATCGACGCAACGAGTCCCAAAATCGTCATACGGCGAATATTCTACATCTAGCCACGCATTTTGGTAGCAAGGCAGACCAAGAGCAAGCAAAGTTTTTTCATGCTGAACTCAAGAAACATGGACACCAACCCCATCACGAAGAGGCCTATGCGCTCCACCAGAAATTGTGGCCCAAGGCCGTCAAGGCGCATGAGTTGACAGAGGAGCTAAAGTTCAAAAGAGCAGGAAGTGCATATGAAGCCATGGAAAAAAAGGTGAGAAAAAATGACAAGAATTTTGTTCCGAGTTTTGAGCACTGGAAAAAGTTAGCTCCTCATTCTGCTCTTTTGAAGAAGAGTGTCACAAAGAAATCTACCCCCAATAAGACCAACGAACTCTCCGAAGAGGTCGAGCAATTAGATGAAGTCATGACCCCGGAGCATCTTCACTACATTTTCAGTAAGGCTGAACATCCAAAGGACGCGAAAAAGGCGGAGAACAAGGGTGCCGTGAAGAGCAAATTTGATTACAAGAAGTTCTCTAAGGATCGACAAAAGAACCCACATAAATTTATTGCCGGATTAAAAGAAGAAGCGGAACAGCTCGATGAACTCAAGAAACATGGGCATCAACCCCATCACGAAGCCGCCTATAAGTTGCATGAAAAACTCTGGTCATCCGCTGTGGCCGCTCATAACCATGTGAAGGAACCGGGGGAAGCGATGCCCCCTCCTCGCCGTGGTGAGAATTTCAGCGAAGCCAAGATGAGCCAAATCGAGAAATACCCCTTTGCATTTTCTAAGGGCGCCCGTAAAGACTTTGCCCTCGAAAAGAAAAAAGCCAAGAAGTTGTGGCCAAAGGCGCAGAAGGAGCATGAATTGACAGAGAGTACCCAGTTAGATAAATCTTCGGAGTCATTGTTCGTTCATCACAAACGACACTTCGACAAGTATGACAAGGAACTCGATGATGTGGACCCCAAGTATCGTGCTGAAGTACGACGAATGAGAGCCCATCATGAAAATGAAATGAATCATCATTATTCACAGATGACACCTAAGCAGAAATCGAAACATGGACCTCATTTCAGACCCATGCAGGAAGAGGTGGAGCAGTTGGATGAACTCAAAAAGTCCACACTCAAAAGCTACATCAAAAAAGCGGCACATGAGATTCCACAACACGAACGTAACGCACAACGGATGATGACGTATGCTCAATTGGCCCGAAGTCGCCAGGCAGCGAAACGCTACGATCAGGTTGCCGACAAGGCATTCTCTAAAGTTGAGAAGCGCGAGCGGGGTATTAAACAGGCCGCGGATAAATTAGAAGAATCTCAGCCTAATGGCACATTCGAGACAGTCAAATCAGTCATTGCTGAGGCTATAGCAAAAAAGAAGTATAGAACAGAAGGATCCAAGTAGTTTATTGGGAGATATACTATGGTGTTACTATTTCCTCTCATCGCGCTCTTGGTGTTTGGTGGTGTCGGGATTGATAAGTATCTACATACCCAAAAGGGAGACCAATGGTGCCTTTTTGGTGGAACAAACGTCGAGTCACGTATCACGGTATTTTGCATAGGAGAAAAGGAATCACACAATGAAGAAATTCAAGTCCCTCTCAAGGACAGTCCCATCGAAGATTCCCCTCAATGAATCGACGTGGAGCGCCTATCGTGCTCGTGCTATCAACGAAGCTCTCGACGATGCACCGTTGGACGTAAAGACGCTTGGTGTCGAACAGATTGCCAAGAAACATGGAAAGTCTGTGGAATATATCGAGAATCAACTCAAGAGGGGAATAGAAGTTGAGAAAGAACATACGTCCCACCCCGATAAAGCGCGGGAGATTGCCCTCGATCACCTTGGGGAGATTCCCGATTACTATAGCAAACTCAAGACACATGTGGAGCCGGATGCCAAGAAGTTAGATGAAGCCTCCTCTTCCGGTAAACACATGCAGGACCATCCCTCATATGGAAATAAGGGGATAATTTCTCCTGCATGGCCTAAAGGAACAAAGGTGCACATTCCTCATAATGGAAAAATGGTACATGGTAAAATAGTTCGGTATGATAAAGGAGAGAAACACGGATCTCCGTTTTATGTGGTGGACCACGGAGCTCCTGAATCTAAGAAAGTCCCTTTGCACCAGATACGTCTTGCTGAATCGATGGAACCGGATCCCGGGCATGAGCTGAATTTTAGTGATCACACTGAACATGGGTTTCATGGATATAGTGCAGCCAAAGCACAGCGCGATGCCTACGCCAAGCATTTACAATCATTGGGGCACAAAGTTCGGAAACATAGTACATCGAATCAACTTCTACATGGTAGGTATGGTAACGTATACAAGGTGAGCTATAATCCAAAACACATTAATGAATCCGAGATAGCATTCGACGAAAGTGGCCATGAGGGATACAAAGCCAAACTGGAAGAGGGGCATGATCCTTACACTGATTCAACGGGAGAACTGTTCCATCAGCTACGCCATAAGAAACTTAAAAAACAGCCTGATGTTCATCAACGATTAGGTGTCCTATTACAATGGCATAAAACGGGTACCATTAAGACCTACGAACTTCATCGCCACCTACAAGATTTGTATGGAAAAGACGATCTCCACGAAGAATATGCTCCAGGGCGAGGTCATGAGGGCATGTCCTTGCAACAAGCTGTGGCACACGCCAAGGAACATGGGCATAGGGTGGCCTATGGAACATCTTCTCGAAAATGGCATTCTATTGGTCCTGCCGATAGAGATTTTGCGTCTCCCTTTTCATATGACCCACATGATACCAAAGCAATTAAAAATGCCGCAAAATTTTGGGACCCCAAGACATTAGGCGAATCCTGGCGTCCGGCGTTAGGTCACACATTTCATTCAAAAACGAATGATGAATTGCGTAAACTTGTCGAGTTACACACCTCTAAGGCTAACGCCATAAAGATCCATGATCCTAATTCATATGAAGCCTCACGGCATATGATGTATGCCGATATTGCAAAGAAAATACATGATTGGCGTCAAACAAGAAAAGAGCGACTGGAGGAATCTGAGATTGCGTTCGATGAGAGTGGTCATGAGGGATACAAAGTCGGAGACTTGGTGGTACCTAAGATAGGACCTCATAAAGGGCAGGTGCATACGGTCATTCATGTTCATCCGACAGGGCATCTCAATATCAAACCTAATGTGCATGCCTCGCGCAACAAGTATCATTTGGGTGCCGCAAAGGCTGACCCCAAGGACGTGGAGCCACATCGTGATAAGAAGATCCATGAATCGTCTGGTATCACAGAGGCCAAAGTACCTATGCCATTAAAGGGGCATCCATATCATCACAAAACGGACGCGGAGTTGAGGTACATTGCAAAAGATGCGAGGGAAGCCGAAGAAGCTATGGCTGGTCATGACCAGAAGGCAATGCACAAGTATGCCGATCAAAAATGTGATGCATCTACGGTATTGGGGTACCGTCAACGGGGAGGAACGAGAATTCCCCACCCACTATCTGAATCCTATCAAGTGGGGGATCATGTAATACCTAAGATGGGCCCACACAAAGGACAAACTCACAAGGTCATACATGTGTATACTAGCGGTCATGTGAATATTACTCCTACTAAACCTGGAAAGAATCGCTATGCTTTGGGTGCGGCAAAGGCTCATCCAGATGATATTGAGCGATCCCCAATGAAAGAAGCCAAAGAGAATTCATATTTTTCCAAGCGCCGACACGAAAAAGAAGCAGAATTACGAACTCCCAAACCGCAACGTAAAGTCAAGACGAATAGCTATTTCCTTGATCGTGCAAAACGGAAAAAACAGGGACTCGATGAAACACGGAGCATAGGCGGGGTGAATCGCACGACGATACAGGAAGTGTACCAGGCTGCAAAAGATAAACTTAAAGACGCAGATTTTAAGGACGATAAGGCTCTTAGGTCTCGCGGGGACCAGGATCCACAACAAGCTCCCGTGGATGCCACGAAACCAGAAAAGACATCTAATGCGCCACCGGCGCCAAAAAACAGCAGAAAGATTCAAGTAAAGGGCCCTGGATCCGAAGATGCCTTTCAGAAAGATCCTATTGTCACCCCATTGACCACAATGCCGAATCAGAGCCCAGGGATGAAGTCCTAGGGTCTGGAAAGATATAAATAGGGTATGATCAGAGATTCACGAGCAATCATCTATAGCGACTCCGATGGGGTTATCGCAGACTTTCTGGCCGGCGCCGCTAAGGTATTAGGGCATGCATGGGATAGCCATCATGCGGATCATCCTAGCAAGGACGAGCGGGGGCGTATTCTGAACCGTCACGAGACGTTTTGGGAAACGCTTCCTCCTATGCCCGACTGGCAGGTCTATTGGAATTTTATCAAAAAATATGATCCCATGATCTTAACTGCGGTTCCTTCATGGGATCACAACTTTGCTGAAGTGGAGGCAGGAAAGCGCGAATGGTATCGAAGACACATTCCTTCGCTTCCATCAAACAGAATTCTGGTGGTACATCGCCAAGATAAACAACGCTATGCGATGCATGGGCAAGTTCGGAACATACTGATAGACGATCACGCCAAGAATTGTCAGGAGTTTGAGGCAGCAGGAGGGATAGCGATCCTTCATCACAATGCAAAGTCAACTATTATCCTACTCAAATCATTAGGATATCACTAACAAAAGGGAGATACTACTATGTCACTTTGGTCAGCAACCGATGCCAATACTGGCGCACCAAAATTTGCCCCTCTCGCTGGTCATGGAATTTCTGCCAACGGAGATGTGTTATTTGACAATGTGACCGTGGGGGTATTTAAGTCTAATGTCGCGGTTGGAATCTTTGGGGTAGATGCCTCAGAAGCGGCCAACACGAGTATGGAAGGTCACCGCGGATATCATGCCGGCTGGGTCACTCGCATGCAGGGTACAGGTCCTGTGCAGAGCATCGCGATTGTTTCTGGAGGTAAAGGATATACTGATGGGTATTTGACCATCACGGGCGGTGGCACCGGAAACAATGCCGCCAATGCCTCATTTACGGTTCGGGCCAATGGCTCTGTGGACGGCATTACAGTTGGTACTCCTGGCGCGGGGTATTCCAACGGCTATCTGACCATCACAGGGGGTGGCACTGGTAACGTGGCCGCCAATGCGTCTTATACCGTCAACGCCGCTGGCAATATTGTCAGTGTGGTCATTCATTCAGGTGGATCAAACTATGATTCTGTGCCTACAGTGGTTGCACTGGGTGCCAACACTGAAACTGCGGTGCTTACGGCTACCTGTAACACTGGCGTGATTACCGCGATTACCTTGGGAACCCCAGGATCGAATTATGTCACGACCCCAGCGGCCGCTGCACTGGGTGCCAATAATGCAACAGCAACATTTGCCGTTACGATGGGCGGTCGCGCCAATCGTGTTGCCTATGAAACAATTGCCGCACTGGGAAGCATCGCTGCCGATGCTGGAGCCGATGACGCGGTGTTTGGCGTCTAATGCAACCGTTTAAGCAATACATGCAAGAATGCCTAGATGGCGGGGAATCACTCCCTGCCATCATGGGCACATCATATGCAGCAGATCTTCATGATGCGATCATGCGAGAAAGTATTAATTTCGCGATGCTTGATATCGTAGATACGACCGAGCATCCTGAGGTTGCCTATGAACGGATCCGTGAAATTCTCACTGATGTTGGATATGAATTACCTCCAGCCTCTAGTCTGTCTGAGATCTTTGGACAAGAATCTGGAGAAGAGGTATTTGCTCTTGGAATGAATACCCCGAACGCCCCCATGATATATCTATACTTTGCGTATAGTATCGACGAATCGGGGGGAGTTGAGATCTTAGCGGAACTGCTCACAGAGGATGAATTGGAAGAGTTAATCTCGAATGAGGACTAATGTTTGATAATCTACACCGTGATAATGTTCTTTTGTTTGCCATAAAATCATATGACAAACCCAATTGTGTACTCAGTGAATTGGATGAGGATATTAAACATTTTAGTTATGTAAAAAGATTGTTTCGCCGATACCTCATACAGGGAGAACTAAAGGAACGACTCATACTCAATCATCTGATGATACTCTATAATTTATTTGGGCCAGCGGCGACTCGGCTGCTCTTTTATCATAGCAAACCAGACGAATATGCGGCACTCAAGACTTTTTTGTTGTTTTTGAATTATCTACCTGATCGAATTGACGGGATACGAGGCACCACTATAGTATCATCAGATATACCGATTGACCCTGGCATCGTTCGCGCACTACGAAAGTTAATGTCCAATGGAAGCCTTGCTCAAACTGTTGACCAAATTGAACCCTAAGGCACACAATTCGTTTGCCTATAAAGTAATGGAATGGATTGTCATGATTACGATGATCTATGGTGTCTATGCGTCAGGTTCGGCAAGTCTCAATGCCGCAAAGTCAAACCGAGACGAACAACTTAGGGGATATGCGGTACAGATGGGTATTAATCATGCCGAGATTTATGCCCTGAAAGAAGATGCTGAACAACTTCGTGCATGGAATAGAGCCCTCTCGGCGCGAATTAACCGACTTGAAGATATTGCACTGCGAAAGGTCAAATAATGCACCTCATCATTGAATCTGTAGCACCGCGTTTGGATGAGTATCTGCATACATTTTGCACGTTTGTGTGTGATAAACTTGGTATCCTCACATGCCCCCCACTTTCTTTTGTGGAGAAAACTGGACACTCTTCGTTTGGCTCATATCATCCATCGAAAGGTACGGTCATCGTGGCCACCGGAGGTCGTCATGTGGCTGATATTCTGAGGACCTTGGCCCATGAACTGGTGCACGATGCACAGATCACTCAGAATTCTCCTCTAGATCTCGAAGGACTAGAATATGAGGCTAACGCAATTTCGGGTATGTTATTGCGGGATTGGAATCGAGCACATCCTGAGTTATATGGAGCCACGGAACCTGGTGTTGGGTCCGATGAAGAAGGAGAATCGCAAGGAGTCACATTCCCTGACACCACGAGACCTAGCGGGCCCATTGAATTTGTAGAAGAGATGACGGCTGGAGCGGGAGATGTCGCTGGTATTGGGATTGGGCCTCAGGGAGAACCTCCTGTACGAAAATCTAGAATGCTGCGACGGGTGCCCAAGACCTTGAAGCAATTTGTAGGGAGGACATGATATGAGTGGACCTGGAGATTTTTTCAAAGCGGCTGGTGGTATTCTGGCTCAGATTGCTCCAACTATTTCCCATTGAGATAGGAATTTAATGTGTTTACTATCTATACGATAACGAACGTGTTGAATGGAGAATTCTATATTGGATTTACCACCAAGAGCCCACATACTAGGTTCACTCAACATTGCGAGCCTGGTAATAAGAAGAATAACCATTTCCACAATGCCATCCATAAATATGGAAAACAAAATTTTACAGTAACTGTACTCGAAATGGGAGAAAATAGAGAGTATGGCAAAAATGTTGCCGAGAAATTATATATTAAATGGTTGAAGCCGCAGTACAATAAGACAGAAGGTGGGGATGGAGTTCTCGGACAAGCAGGAACAAAGAATCCATTTTATGGAAAAAGACACACAGAAGAGACACGGAAATTACTAAGTCAGAAATGTAAAGGCAGAAAACACACACCAGAGGAACGGGCAAAACAAAGCCTTGCTCAAATTGGAAAACCTCGCAAAAAGTCAAAGCCCCCTTGGAACAAAGGCATAAAAACTGGGCCCATTTCAGATGAGCACAGAGCTAAATTGAAGGGAAGGATTGTGTGGAATAAAGGAATTAAAACTGGTATGTTGCATTCCGAAGAATGGAAACAATACATGTCGGCAAAAATGACAGGTCGAGCGCAACGCCGAACACAAACAAGATGCCCGCATTGCCAAAAAGTCGGGTCTACATCTAACATGAAGCGGTATCATTTCGACAAGTGTAAAAAGCCACTGGAGACGCACATATGAATATGTCAGATATCACCAATACCGCCAAGAGTATACTATCTGCCGTTGCTCCAACGATGGCATCAGCATTTTTAGGTCCAATGGGTGGTATCGCTACACAAAAGCTCATTAGTGCCCTTGGGCTTGCTCCTGACTCGACACATGAACAAACCATGCAAGCTCTTGCTGGAGCAACTCCAGATCAATTACTGGAAATTAAAAAAGCCGAGCAAGAGTTTATTGTGGACATGAAGCGATTGGATGTGGATATCCTGCGACTGGAAGCTGAAGATAAGGACTCAGCCAGGCGTCGAGAGGTGGAAACACAAGATTGGACGCCACGAGTCATTGCCGCATTAATCCTTGGCCTTTATGTTACAGTGCAATGGTATATCCTTGGAAATGTCATCGAGGCAAGTATGAGAGAAATTGTCCTCAGATCCATGGGGACCCTAGACGCGGCCGTAGGGTTGGTGTTGGGTTATTATTTTGGTTCGTCCATTGGTTCACATGCCAAAGATAAAACCATAGAAAGCATGCAAGGGAAATCCTAATGGCACCAGAGATGGATGTTCTACCAGAGTGCCAAAAAGGATTCACCGACATTAGGCTTGCCGTCGGGCTGATGGAACGAGATATTCTCACGCACGGAAAGGTTCTCGATAAACTAACCGAAGCTGTCGAGAAGATTCAGGAGATGAATGCCTCATTGGTACGCATGATTGACCTCCAAGAACTCAAGCATGATGGGCATGTGAAATTTGAGGATACCACAACGGAAGAGTTAAAGGAAATCTCAACTCGTATCGATGTGGTACACAAGGCGGTCTTTGAAGTGGCCTCTGGTGTTCCCACTCAACCAAATGAGGATGTCAATGCAACCCTCAAAGAACTTAATAAATGGCGATGGATCCTTGTGGGTATGGTATTCATACTGGGATGGTTAATTGCCCATATCAAATGGTCTGTGCTGGCCCAATTGTTCGGAGGATAAACATGTCTAATCTTATCCTTCGTCGATTATACCCCGAACCCTTCATTGTAAACTGTGGCTGGTAATAGTCGATACTAACTACCTGCAACACTTTTATAGATTGGGAAATATGAAAACACTTATAGAGTTTATCGGCGAATCCAAACAATCCAAACATCCTATATTTGCGGGATTAAAACTTCCCAGTGGCCGTGAATCCAGTTATGACCACGTAAAAGGCGAATATCGCTGGGTCAAGCATGGAGGATATGCAGATGCGCCGATAAAAAGTCTTTCTGATTCTATAGACAAGCAACGATGGAAAAAGCTTGATCCCACCGACCACTCCTCTCCAGATGGAAACGTGATGGGGCTCGGAACTCATTATCGTAATGGTGAACATGTGCTATCCATGCATTCCCTGTATGGTAGCACAAAACATAACAACTACCATACTATTTCACTTGTCCACAAGCCCGTTAAGAAATAAGTCTTGCATTCTCCTTTGTTTTGATATATACTAGATACACTATGTCTCTTCATGTAGATTTGAAATATGCCAGTTTACTTGCCTGCCATCTGGAAAAATTCACCCGCAAGGGAGATTATCTCTTCAATTTCAGGTGCCCTCTTTGTGGGGACTCTCAAACCAAAAAAACAAAGTGTCGTGGCTACATATATCGAGCACGTCAGCGCCTGAAATTCAAATGCCACAATTGCCTTGAAAATCAATGGCTCGGCGCGATTATTAAACAGGTCGCGCCAACCCTCTATAAGGAATATATACTTGAGACGTTCTTGGGCACGCCATCTGTCCTAGCACCTCCACAAAGTCGAAGTATTGTGCAAGGCCCCGATACGGGCATGAGATTTGGCCTCGTTGAGCCTCAAATCTATCAGCATGCAGAAAAGATTTCTGATCTGCCAGAAGCGCACTATTGCCGTCAGTATGTAAAGTCGCGTCAAATACCCGTTCAGTTCTGGAATAAACTATACTTTACGGCACACTATAAAGATTTTTTGGATGAGGTGTTTCCCGAACATGGGAAACCAGTCAAAGACGATGCGCGACTGGTGATCCCATACTACTCACCATATGGGGAAGTTGTTGCGGTTACAGGGCGTGCCCTGGAAAATGGCAATAACAAAATTCGATATGTCACGGTGCGAGCACCCCAAGATACCCATAAGCTGATCTATGGGCTGGATCGTGTCGATCAAGGTAAGCGGGTATTGGTGGTCGAAGGTCCATTGGATTCATTGTTTCTCGACAACGCGGTGGCATCCGGGGACGCCAATCTGATCGCCGTGGAAGCCTCATTGTCGGCCGCTCAAGTGACCCTCATCTACGATAACGAAAAACGCAATGCGGATATCGTGCGCCAGATGGAACGTGCCATCAATATGGGTCATTCGGTGGTCATCTGGCCTGACTGGCTGAAAGAAAAAGATATCAATGCAATGATCCTGGCTGGAAATTCGCAAGCGGTCATACACAGTATTATACATAGTCATACATATTCAGGATTGAGAGCGTTGGTGCATCTTAACAATTGGAAGAAAACTCCAAGCAGAAAGGAAATGTTGGTATGAATGTTGGTATGAATGATGCGGTTAAATTATTGGACCATGGGCATGTGCGATTGGTGGATCATATGGGCTCTGACCTCTCGATTGTTCGATCTGCCCGGGTGAGTTATAACGCCGAATGGCGCTCAGGTGAAGATGAAGGTAAAGATTCCAAGTTGATCAATTATCTGATCAAGAATCGACACACCACACCTTTTGAATCGGTAACATTTACCTTTGAGGTGAAGGCGCCTATCATGGTCTTTCGCCAATGGCACCGCCACAGAACGTGGGCATATAATGAGGTCTCCGCACGATACACAGAGTTGCCTGAGGAATACTATATCCCTGCCCTAGAGGTAATCACTTTACAGTCGGCGAGCAATAAACAAATGCGAACTGATGAATTGCATCCCCAGGGAGAACTGATTCGCAAGATCATGCGAGAATCAAACGAGCGATCCTTTGCGGCCTATAAACAATTATTGGGTATTGGGTGCCCCAGAGAACTGGCGCGTTCGGTATTGCCCGTGGCTACATACTCACATATGTTTGCCACCACAAATTTACACAACATGCTGCATTTCCTGGGTCTCAGATGCCATACCCATGCTCAACATGAAATCCGAGTCTATGCAGTCGCCATGTTAGAACTCATTCGCCCAATTGTCCCTGTGACGATTGCGGCATGGGAAGAACATTACAACAAGAAGTAAGGAACATTCATGGATACACCACTCTACGAACCAACAGGATTTTCACTCAAGATTTTCAAGGATCGCTATGCCTTCACTCCGGAAGAATCGTGGGCCGAAGCCTGCGAACGTGTGGCGCGCCAGATGTCGGTCGCCGAGACGCCAGAAAAACAAAGGACTTATGTGGAAAAGTTTTATACGATCCTATCGTCGAATTTATTTGTGCCCGGTGGTAGAATTTGGTACAACTCAGGGCGACCGAACCCACAGCTCCTCAACTGCTTTGTGCTAAACCCCAACAAAGATAGCAAGGAAGGATGGGGAGAGTCGGCAAGAAACATGATCATCACGTCCATGACGGGCGGTGGATGTGGAGATGATTTTTCCGATGTGCGGCCCAAAGGTGCCAGCATTGCAGGTCAACGAGGTGCCGCTCCAGGGGCCGTAGAGTTGATGCGACTGATTGATAATTGTGCTGGTCCTATCAGGAATGGGGGCCAACGCCGAGTCGCACTCATGTTTTCTCTGGACCTGGATCATCCTGACATTGAAGAATTCCTGAGTGCCAAATTGACCAAAGGAGAGTTGACCCATGCGAATGTGTCGGTACGCTCCAAGCATACCAAAGCCTTCATCAAAGCCGTCAAAGAGGATGGGGATTGGGAACTGCATTGGAAGGGTCAATACAAGAAGACAATCAAGGCCCGGACTTTGTGGGATACCATCGTCAGGAATGCCTACAATTCTGCGGAGCCTGGGTTCCTCAATTGGGAATTGGTCGAACATGAATCGAATATTTATTATATCGAGCCATTGTGTACCACGAATCCATGCGGCGAAATTGCCCTGGAACCGTTCGGCAACTGCTGTCTAGGGCATATCGTATTGTCGAGGTTTGTCGAAGATGGTGCGATTAACTATGCAAAACTAGGCGATACAATCAGATTGGGGGTTCGATTCTTGGACAATGTGCTCTCCGTGAATCACTATCCCCTTCCAGAGATGAAGATCAAGGCCAACAATCTTCGGCGCGTTGGTTTGGGTACCACGGCACTCGCCGATACCCTTGCTCTCTTGGGATATCGTTATGGTTCTGAAGAAGGTAATAAAGTTGTGGATAAACTCTATCGATTTATCTCCAAAGCGGCCTATGAGGCCTCGATTCTCTTGGCCGTAGAAAAAGGTCCATTTCCTCTTTGTGATCCCGCGAAGCACGTTGAATCCGGATTCATCTCTCGCATGCCCAGTAAGACCAAGAGTCTGATACTCGAACATGGTATCCGTAACTGCATGCTCTTGACCCAAGCGCCTACTGGTACTGTGAGCATACTTAGTGAGAATTGCAGTGCGGGCATAGAACCATTATTTTCGCCTGCCTATGAGCGCAGATATTGGGAAGGAGAGACACGCAAAACGGAATTGGTTTTTCATCCCCTCTTTGAGCGATTCATGCGGGAAGGGAAAACGGTCGATCATTTTGTGGGCTCTCGTGATCTATCGGTGCGGGATCATCTTGAGCTCCAAAAGATTGTACAGAAGCATGTGGATAACGCCGTTTCGAAAACCATCAACATTCCCCATGACTATCCCATCGAGGACATGGAGAAAGCGTGGCTCGAATACCTACCCTATCTCAAGGGCACCACGTTCTATCGGGAATCAACTCGTGGATTTATTAATGCCGCGGGAGATGTGGAACTACCACCACTGTCGGCGATTCCTTTGAAAGATGCCAAACGTCGATTCAAAGAAACTCACACCACAGGCACCGAAGGTACCATGGAATGTCCATCAGGTGTGTGTCAGATCTAGAGGAGGCACATAATGAAAACGATTTTAGTGACAGTCATGATCCTGATGCTCTCAGGATGTTCTCTCTTCTTCATTCCTGTTTTTGATTCCAAGGAGTACGATACGCTTATTGAGATTGCCGCCAGCAGCTCTAGAGGCACCTGCACAACAGAAGAGACCGCGCATTTGGCACGGCTGACAAATTATTTGCGATATTACACCGAATATCTTCCTCATAATGACCGCATTCATCTGGGGGTCATGGAACTCCAGCACACCGTCGATTCACTCCATGCACAGACACTTAGGGAGTCCCTGGATCTTCCGATCACACCCACCTATTGTGCGTTGCGCCTTCGGGTCATCCATCGCATGGCGACGACCTTGGCCTTCGCCGCAGGGAGTAAAGCCTCATGAGTATTGCCACCCTGTTGACCTCACATGATACCAGCGCACAGGATCTCGGGTATCTACTTTCGGATATCGAAACGGCACTCAAGAGCAAGGCGTTGACGCAACAAGAATATGTGATCCTGATGGGTGATGTGGAGAGACTCCGCTTAATCGTAAAGTCCTCTAATAATCTCCAGCTTGATCAGGCGGCCCATGAGGCTATCGTGGGGGTGATTTCGCTGGCCAGTCTACTCAAGGTTCTCTGATGGGGATTGTCTATAAATCTGGCTATAAGTATCAACTCTGCGCTCCCTATGAATATCAATTGCCGACGTATTTTCCTCCAGTGGCAGAGGAAATCGATACAGACTTTATATTCCTGGGCCAGGACAACCTGTTGATACTTGAAAAGGGTTATGCATGTGATGGTCCTTCGGGCCCCACCATTGATACAAAAAATTTCATGCGAGGCGCCTTTATTCACGACTGTCTCTATCAACTCTGCCGAGAAGGATACCTTGAGAAGAACATCTATCGTCCTATTGCCGATCGTATTCTCTATGATGTGATTCGAGAAGATGGCATGTCGTGGCTCCGTGCGACATATATATACTATGGAGTCCGTTGGTGTGCTGTGCTCTTTGCTCGTAAAGGTACCGAAAAACCTCCACAGACTGCCCCCTAGGAGAGTGTCTATGTTAGTTGCCTATTTTATCCTCATCATGATCTCTTCACAAGAGTGGCCCATGATGGCTGGGCCGTATACATATGAAGAGTGTTTGAGTGTCAAAGAGTTTTTGATTCGTCGAGACTATGATGTGAGTGGATGTGAACTGCTCCCACTACCCCAGGTCGATGCCGTGTCACTTGAAATTCCCTCGTTACCCTAATAAGGAGTCCTATGATTTACAAGTATGTCTGTAGTTCGTGTGGGCATAGTGCCACGATCTCCTGTCACAGCTCCGATTCAACAATACTGTTTTGTCCATTTTGTGCCGAATCGATTGATGAAGGAGACTCCGCTGTAGAACTCGATTATCGAGACGAATTTGAGGCAGACGTGCAGGACTCTGAGTATGACTACTGAATGGACCTATCGAGGGGAACCATTCACAGATCCAGGTGCCCATTGGGGATTTGTCTATCGCATTACCTGTCTGACCAATGGTAAGCAATACATTGGAAGGAAAATATTCTCAACGTCCAAGTCTCGCCAAGTCAAGAAGAAGCGCAAGAAGTACCGCGTCGAATCTGACTGGAAAACCTATTGGAGTAGTTCACAGGATGTTCAAGACGAGGTGGCACGACTGGGAGAAGCGCAGTTTACTCGTGAGATCCTGAGACTCTGTGATTCCAAGTCCTCTCTGGCCTACTGGGAAACCTATTACATTTTCCACTATCATGCCCTCATTCATCCCAATTGGTATAATCAGTGGGTGTCCTGCCGAATCCGTCGATCCAATCTCAGAGCTACCGATATAGAAAACACTTGACATGATAGCATCTATCGTGTTATAGTGATGTATAATTACAAGGAGGTACTGTGATGCTTGATATTCTGTTCTGGGCGCTCTGTCTCATTGCGTTGGTGGTTGCGCTCTGTGTGGCATTGTTAGCGGGGATTGCCTGCTGGGTCCTGTTGCTGTATGTCATGGTCTTCTTGTTTGCCTTTGTGGTCACGGGTGTGGTAGCGGTCGTCGCCGGATTCGTATGGTGCTATGAAGCCAGTGTGAAGTTATATACCCGTGTGAAAAACACATTCAGGAGATCATAATATGCTCTATCCCATGAAATTCATCTTTGCCATCCTGATAGGGATTCCAAGTCTGTTGGACTATCTCTATGCACGGGGAAACTTGACGTGTGCGTTGTGGCCCAACACCGTGGGATGTCAATAGTAAGTGGCACAGGGTTCTGAAGAAGCCCTCGTGATATCAAATACTTCGATGTCAAAATACTTCTTGACATGGTGATGGTGATGTCGATGTGTTAGAGTGGAGACACCAGCTACACTCTTATACTATGAAAGGTGCTATCTACTATGATTAGAGGGAGTATCCCACACAAAACGTTTTGTTTCCCCGTAGGTGAAATGCAAGTCGATCTCGATTTGTCTTATACGTTGCAACTCAGCGAGGCAAATGTACTGTTTACCTTTGAGAAAAACGAGGATATCATCGAATTATTGCTCTATTGTGATGCGGTGACTCGCACCGGCATCCCTCTAGGCACACTCACGATGCCTTATGTGCCCTTTGGTCGACAGGATCGAGTGCGACAGGGTCAAGCGTTTTCTCTTGCGGTGTTTGCCACGCTGATCAATGCACTAGGTTTCCGTCAGGTCGTTATCAACGATCCACATTCCGATGTGACGCCCGCCCTGATTCATAATTGTCGAGTGATCGAACAATGGGAACCGATCTCTGAATTGATCCACACGAACGTGAGGGCTCCTTTTTGGTTGGTGAGTCCTGATGCCGGGGCACTCAAGAAAACCCATAAACTGGCACAGATGATGTTGACGGTCTTTCCGATGCAACACATCCTTGCGCCTTGCCTAGGGGTCGTGGAGGCCAGCAAACAGCGAAATATGATGAATGGTGACATTACGGGTACCGTGGTACATATAGATGCATGCGACCCCCAGGCAACCTATTGTATCGTGGATGATATCTGCGATGGTGGCCGCACGTTTATTGAGTTGGCGAGAGCCTTGCGAGTCAAGGGGGCCAAGACCATTCATCTCTATGTGACCCATGGTTTTTTCACCAAAGGTACACAAGTCTTTGCCGGTATCATTGATCGGGTCTATGCCGTGCATGACCACTCAGCACGTTTTGTCTAACAAGGAGTCTATAGCATGAACCTTCCTGCGATTCATATGTCGGATATGTACAAGGTCGATCATCGAAGACAATACCCTGCGGGTACCCAGAGTGTCTATTCGAACATGACGGCCCGCGGCTCACGGATTCCTGAGATTGACAGGGTCGTGGTGTTCGGACTCCAGTATTTTGTGCATGAATACTTGATGAGGCGCTTTAATCAAGACTTTTTCTGGCAACCCAAAGACGAAGTGATTGCCCAATACAAACGGCGACTGGATGCCGCACTCGGCCCGAATGCCGTGTCGATGAAGCATATGGAGGCGCTCCACACGCTGGGCTATCTTCCCGTTCATATCAAAGCGTTGCCAGAGGGATCCCGATGCCCTTTGCGTGTGCCGTTTGTGACGATCACCGAGACGAAGGAAGAGTTTTTTTGGCTGACCAATTTCCTTGAAACCATTCTGTCCAATGTCGTATGGCATCCTATTACGTCCGCCACGATTGCGTATCACTATCGGGAGCTCCTGGATGCCGCGGCCGCCACGTCTTCGGATATTCCAGAGTTTGTCTCGTGGCAAGGGCATGACTTTAGTATGCGCGGCCATTCCAGCTTTGAGTCGAGTTGTGTGAGTGGCATGGCCCATCTCCTCAGTTTCACGGGTACCGATAC